TCACCAGTATCTTCGTTTTTACTTTTCCAATCTGCACTTTTACCTAAAGTAGTAGATTTTAATTCACCTTCATTAATCGAATCGGCCTTTGCTCGCTCTTCAGCTTCCTTTTCGAAAAGGCCACTTTCTTGTTCTCTTCTCTCTAAATCGTTTTTAGCGATTTCGTCAAAATTATTTTCGTCTTTACTCATTGTATTATATTTTTAGATTTGTTTTTACTTTGATATTCTCTTAAGATTCTTTTTACGTGTTCATTTACAAATGAATTTTGTTCGCCTTCGTATTGTGCAATATGATGTAAAATTAAGTCTCGGACATAAGTTGAAGTTGCTATTAATTTACCTTCATGCATAGAAGCCGATGTTATTATTCTATTTAATTTCTGTTCATCATCGCTATTTAGAAGGACTTGAATTTTTTTATCCTTTGCCATTGCGAATTATTTTTTTAGATTATCATAATATTGTATTATTAGATTATATATCTCCGTTCCTATAGTTTTTTTTCTTTGATAGACTTGTATTAATGCTAACACAAAAGGGCCGGAATTAACCGGCCCTATTCATTAAATTACTGTAGCTTAAAATTACTGTAGCTTAAACATCGTAATATGATATCCAATTCGGCTATCACCACGGAATGTGATTTGTGCATCAGTAGCTTGTCCTCCTAATGAACGCATTAATTCTTTGTACATAACACCTTCTACAAAGAAGCATCCTTGAAAATCTGGCTCTTCTAAAAATAGGATGTTAACTGTACTAAAACCTCGAGGTGCTCTACAATTTAAGCTAACTTGACCAATAGGACCTATATTACCTGGGTTGATTGATACCGGATTAGGATTAATTGGTGCAACCGCTACGTTACTGTTAGTGGTTGTTTCTGGTAAGACTTGAACGTTTTTAATAGTAACTTTACGTCCGTTGAAACGGGCTTGATTCGATGTGAATATGGCTCCCGGGATGGCCATTTGTGCGGTACCGCTCGCTATCATTCCGATAGTCATAACGGATAAAAGAAGTAATTTTCTCATTACTAATATTATATGCTCAACACTCGCATTTGTTTCATAATGTGTTTTTTTGAACATATATAATACTCACCAAAATGCCGTTCCACCAACTGGCACAAACGAGTGAATCAAAAATTATGGATATTGGTGGTATATTAATATAAAAGTAAAATTGTTAATAACTTTTGAAAAAAAAGTGTCCTAAAATTTTTTTTTACCAATTATTTTTATTATATTTACATATAACAAATTTAAACATATAACAAAAATCATTATGGCAAACTTAAATCAATCAGACAATCCGGTAAACGTTTCAACAACTTCTAAACTTACAAAATCTATCCTTTCTCATGTAAGGGTATTTGCAAAAGATTCGAAACACACCAAACAATACCGAATTGATCGTATCAAAAATACATTTCCACAATATATTCAAGCAGTGGTTGAACAACCTAATAACGAACTTATGGTTGTGAGTGCTGGAGAATTAAAAACTCGTTATTACATTAAATTTCCTAATACTATTCCAGTAGCTTAATAACCAATCCCATCATACAACAAAAGGTACTCTAATTAAAGAGTACCTTAAGTTCGGGATATGTAAAAGGGGAAAAAGTATTTATTAAGCTGAAATTATACCATATCTTCTGTCCACCAATCAGCTCTCCAAGTCATTTCTAGCTCAACCGGTTCTGCTGTATCGTAATTCAGCTCTGCCGCAGCAGCTAATTCGGATCCTGTAGGGAAGCAACCATAGAAGGTTCTTTGCCAGAATATATCGCCAGCTCTATTGTAGTTAGACACAACGATAGTTCCAACGTAATCCTTTTTCAATCCTTGTTCTCCCGTTAAAGAGTTATATACAAGTCTATTCCAATCTCTTAATGTCTTGTAAACATACAATTCATTAGAATCGTTAAGGTTTAATGTAAATCCTACCGCCAAATCTACTGTTGTAGAATCTGGTGCAGATTTTGCATAGGAACGAGTTGCGAACTTGTATTTTTGTTCAACAACTGCTTCCATTTTTTCGTTATTAAGTCCACCAATTTTTCTTACGTGTTCTAACAGAATTTCACCACCTGCAATACCTGAAGGAGGAAGAATACTTACTTCAAATAAGTTCTGATAAAATGGTTCGTAATATTTAGTAGCAGCTTTACTATTTGTAAAATGTGGTAATCCAGCCATGTTATATTATGTTTTTTCTTTTATTTATATATCTAATCCTTATGAGATAATCTTGAGGCAACCAAACGTTACCTCAAGATTCTCAATTTATTATTTAGAAGTTACCTGCACTAATTGATCCAGTTTTAAGAATAGTAACTCGGTTAATTAAGATACCCATTCCTCTTACAGGTTCTACGTATGTATCAATTATACCGATGTTATTATCTATAACTTCATTTGTGTTATTTGACGTATCCATTACGTTTTGGAAGTCGTATAATCCTCCGTCATTTAAGATTTGCGATAAGAAATTATCACATAGTGTCTTAATCTCTAGACGATTTTGTTGAGTGTTAAACTCCCATCTGTAATTCTTAAGAATTTCAGCGATTCCATCTTCGATATAGATTAGCAATTCTCTAACGTGAATTTGTGAAAGAGCAGACTTAACGTTTTGTTGAGCCGTCTGATTAGCATTAATAACTAATCCAAATCCTTGTTTGTTAACAATTGCGTTTAATCCGAATGGTTCGATGTTATCCAAATCCTTACGATCGAATGAATATTCAACTCCTGCAACTCCAACTCCTGAAACCACACCTCTTCGAGGTCCTGCAACGATTGACCACGGTAACGCTAAGTTATATTTGTCAATGTACAAGTTCGAGATATTTGCAGCTGGTGGTACGAATTTTGTAGATCCATTTTCGATAATCCTTAAGTTAGGAGTATAGAATCCACAGTAATTAGCTCCATCAGCAATACCTGGTAATGAGTATACGTTACTTGGGTTGAGTGTTAAGTTACCTCCACTACCAACGTATCTTGCGTCGAATGTTGATGTTGAATCGAATTTAAATAATGGATTCGTAGATTTCTTAAACTCCTTAACAGAAGGTGAATTAAGAATTGCGAATGCATTTTTTCTTCCTTTAGCGATCTTAGAAAGCCTCGCCTTAGAAGATGGTTCAATTCCATGATTAAATGTATCAACGATATAACGGAATGTAATAGAATCTCTATCTTGCAATGTTTCAGCAATATTAGTATTGTACATTACGTCCAGAATTTCGTTCATTCTAGCATTTGAATTATTTGGTTTAGAAGTAGCCGGTATAGTATATCCGTCTAATGCAGTTACTGTGTAATAGTCAACGAAATCATCGATTGATGTATATCTCTCAACTGCCGTTGGTTCACCAGTGAATGCATCTGGATAAGTATATATTGCATCGAATGTTTCGACGATAAACCAACCGTAATCTGGTGATGTAACATCACTATCGTAAGTAGCTGATTTAACTCGAGTTAATCTAGTAGTTCCTGTTCTTGGATCGTATTTATTATCATAATCACCACTTCCAGCGACTGATTCGAATCCTCTAACCATGTATTGTCCTACTTGAATTTCTCCAATGAACGATTCTCCGGCAGTAGTTCCAGCAGTTCCTAATTTAACTTTATTAACTCCAACGACATTAGTTGAATCTATTGGATACACTTCGTTGATGTTTCCTTCAAGAGTACTAATATATACTGATTCGTTGTAAGTTGCACCAGTAGCACCGTTTTGAGGTATTGCAATAAATTGATCTACGAAACCGTTATCTGTAGGTAATATTCCAGTTTCAGTTAAGAATGTATCATCAGTAAATGCAGTTACTCTTCCGTTCGCAACTTTATGAGAAAGAATTGCACTATCGGTTAATCTAGATCCAGCACCAACTGAAATTTTAACATCGGCTAAAGTATCTAGATCGGTAGCACTAATAACCTCAGATTTAATTGGATTAAGAACCACAGTTCCGGAAGTAGCTCCTTGAATTTTATCACCGGTTGTAATAACTCCACTAATAACGTCTTTTCCTAATGAAGATCCCGGTCCAGCAAACATTCTTGAATGTACTGGAGAAGATCCTACCGGGTTAATTGTATAATTAATACTTGGAATGATTTCAATATTAGCAGTTGCTCCTGTAGCAGAACCAAGTCCAGTATTTCCAGCTTTCCATCCTAAAGTAAATACGGTACCTTGAGCGGTAGTAGTTCCGGAGTCGAATCCAGGTACATCACCAGCTTCATCCGTAGAAGAAATTTGAATGGTTAGTAAATCTTTATATGTACCTATGGTACCTAAAGATCTATCTGTTACTTTTGCTAAAGTATATTGAGGGCCTGTATAACCTGCCGAACTTGCACCGGTAACACCAGCACTAACGAATGATTCTTCTGCTATAATTGAATTAGCAAAAGCTTCGAATTCTTCTTGTCCTGAAGTTGTTGTAGCAAATTTAGATGAAACCGTACCACCAACAACGAATGGGTGATAAGGTCCATATACTTCCATTTGGTTATAAGCAGTACTAGCTCCAATTGCAGTAGCATAATCAGCAGATGCGTTCAAAATAAATTGATTTGCAGTAGCTCCGACTCCAAGACCATCAAATACATAAGTTGATTGGAGAGCAGGACCTGCACCATGATTGAAATCTAATTGAGTATATGGTTGTAACTCATTTAAAGTTCCGAAGTAAGATAAGAAATTAAGAACGGAAATTCCATTTTCATTTTCTTCTAATCCGTGTCCGATAAGATCGATTTGTAATCCATCAACCATTGCATCAGTAATTACACTTGGATTGTCATAGAACCAATCTTTGTTCATTGCACAAACAAGACCTGTTTTAGTAGTTTCATTATTAATAATGTCTTCTATAAATAGGTTTGTTCCGTCTTTATCTTGGAATTCAGGAATTACAGATCCAATGTATTCAGCTAAAGCAGTAACTTCCGGTAATTGAAGTAATTTATCAATACCATTTGCTTGATTGCCGAATGAATCGGTGTAAATCGCTTTTAATCCTTTAGGTGTAAAATAATCACCATATATAGGATCTACAGAAAGAGCTTGATAATTGCTAAAGTCTCCTTCAAGTACTACAACTCTTAATAAGAAATCTGAGATTAAACTAGATTTATCTAAGAATGGTGGCACCTTTCCACTTCCGTACCATTCCTCTGCCGTAGCATCGAATCCTGGTGTAGAAGATTTAATTGCGAAAATTGAAATGTTTTTTCTACCACTGTTCGCAAAGTTTAGGATAGTTGATCCGTTTGGAGATGATGCTGCATTAACTGTGCTATCGTTTGCATCTACTGCTTTGATAACTGCTTCGTCATCCACAAACCAGAATTTATCCTGATTGAAGAAATCTGCAACTGGTGCAAATCCATCGGTGTGGTTACCTAAATTTGATTGTGCACTTAACGCTCTGAACTCTGCAGTTACACTGTCAGGTAAAGATAATAAGTTTAGTGCTAAAATTGGTCCTCTATCCAAGGCAGTTAAACATGATCTATGAAAATAAGATCCTTTTAACTCAAGTCCTGCATCAATGTCACCAAATACCTCTTTAAAGAAAGGTACGTCCGGTACAAATACCGGTGTGTTGAAAGGTCCCTTGTTGGAGTATCCAATTACCAAACGGATTGTTTCTGCTGGAATGTTGATAAGTTGACTTTTATCAAATTCTAGTCTGTAAACACCGCTTGACTTGAATTGTTGAATATTCGCTGGTAAAGCCATTTGTCTAAAATTTTTTTTTATTTAGTTATATATCCTTTAGCATCTAATTTAATTACTGGACAATATCATAAATATTAAATGAATCGCCAGATAAATTTCCGCTTATTTCGAGAGTTTCCTCGATCTTAGTTTTATATATTTCATCTATGTAATCGAAAAGCTCTTCTATCGTTTCGGAGTAATCTACAGTATCAAAAAAACTACATGCATTAACAACGGTCATCATACAATCATCGTTACCGGTTTGTGCAGAATATGTACCATTCTCATTTCTAGAAAACATAGAAGCTTCACTAACAGTGTTATTTTCTTTAATTACCATTCGACTCGATCTTATATAATTTTTTACCTTTGTAGTTAATATTCTTTTATTGTCTTTATTAATTTTAATACCCGGTTTTTTAATTTTCGATCCAACTCTATGTGAATATCTAACTATAGTTTCTTCATCAAAATCATTTCGTGTAGGATAAAGTGATATAAGGTTATTAATAACCTCTTGACCAAATGCGTTATATTCTATTATTAGACGTAAATTTTCCTGATCAAATATACTAACACACAATTCATAAAGAATCATACTAAAGTCTTTTAATGAATGTATGTTAGATCTAAATAATCCTATTTGTTCTAATTTAAAAAAGTCGGTAATATCACTTGGAGATACTAAGTCTCTATGATGTTTAATGTCGGTTGGTTTAATTTGAAATATATTAATAACTGTATAATCCTTCCCTACACCCTCTGCTAAATCGATAGAAAATAAATAAAAATCTTGTTTTCCGTCTAATCTATCTACATCGATATCAGGATCCCATCTTAAAGAAGAATAATCTACACCTAAATCGTCCAATGCATCTAATTCTCTAAATACAAATTCCTTTTCGTAATTTTTTACTTTTTTCATTTCAACCGAAGAAAGTAATAATGAAGACGCTGAGAGGAATTGATTATTATATTGTTGATTGAATGCTTCAATACTTCCTAAATTAGCAATTTCTTGTTTTTGCCATTCCTCGTCTCTTCCGGGAACTTGCCACCAATCAACCCTAAACGGAGCATATTCGTTATTTCCTTCAACTGCATTTTGATATATGTCATGAAACTTATTATATCCATTAGGCGTAGAAGTTATGATAACTCTTGATATCTTAGATGATGATAGGGTTGGATAAACGTTTTCATAGAATGGATTAATAATACTTGGCATAATATGAGCAAACTCATCCAAGTATAATAAATGTATCGTAAATGATATACCACCAGTTTTTGTAGTATTCTGTCCAATAACTCGACATCCATTATCAAACCTCATCTCCATAACATCCTTTTTCATAATGCCTGGTTTTAAAAAGAATGGTAAGTTCTCATAAATATGCTTGGCTTTCATAAGGATCTCTTTGGTAGTAGCCCCTTTGTTTGCCATAATCATTGCATTTTTATCAAAGTTAAATAATGAATACCATGCAATAAAAATACCTGAACATATTGTTTTACCAATTTGTCTAGATGCTAACGTAATATTCCATCGGTTATCTTGATATTGTTTAAGCATCTCTGCTTGATAATCTCGTAATTTAATTTTCCTAACACCTTCATCAGTCATTGCATGGCAATAAGTGTTTGCAAAATAAACAATATCCTTTGCACATCTTTTAATTTCGTCGACCTCCTCTTTAGAATAGTCATATACCGTATTACCTTTTCTGTATGCTATGTCACCTTCGTAAAATGGTGCATGTGGGACTTGATATCCCATCTCAATTGATTCAATAGCCTTTTTTACCTTCTCCTCAGTCCAAACAATTCTATTAGAATCGTTATCTTTAGGATCTTCGAATTGCTTTACTTTAAATTCACTCATATTTATTCATCTTCGGTATTATCGTCAAATTCAACATCTTGAATTTCTTCTTGAATGCTTTTCATAAAGTCACGATTACCTCTTGCAGTTAATGTATCTTCTTCGTCTTTACGCTTATTAGTAGATATTGTGCTATCACCATATATGTCGATATCATGTTTTATCTTTTTCATATTTTCCTCAGCTGCCATCATGTGCAACGTAGTATGCTTCATAACTTCTAACATCGTTTTTTGTAAACCACCAAGTACTTCAAACATTCTCGGGGATAACTCTCCACTATCTATTGTACGCATAAGAGTTTCTATTGAATGTTCCATTTGTTGCATTTGGTTGAATAGATTTGCTAGTTGCATTTCTTCAATTTTCTGCTTTATTCGAACATATTCGTATTCTTCAATTACGTCTTGACTTAAATATAATTTTGCAACCGAATCCATCATCTTTTTAGCTTTAGCGATGGCTTTGTTTTTTGATGCTCCATATTGGTAATCTTCTACCGAATGGAATGAAGGTAAATCACCAGGCCTTGCAACCGGTAGTTGATTATCTTCAGATAGCAAATCTTGTATACTTTCTCTTGCTTCGTTATTCTTTTCACTCATATTTAATATTATTAAAATTATCTAACTGATTCTCTGCCCATATTTAGTGGTGGAAGCGCATTGTCTATCATTATCGCATATTGATTATCTCTAACTGTGTATCGATTCAACATCAATGGTTGATTCTCTTCATTTATCAGTTTATTCAATATTCTAATATTTGTTGTTTCGACGGGAGCTCCAACCAATTCATAATAAGTGTTCGGTTGTATTGCCTGTTTAGTAAAAGGAAGTGTTTGACTGAACACTAATTCTAATTCAGTTGTTTGTTGGACATAAACTGGCTTAGACGCATCAAATTTCATTTCCCATATATTGCAATTTATACTTTGATGTTGATTTGATATATTCAATACCATAGCAAACCATTTTCTACCGAGATCTCGATATTTACCTTGAATTTGAGTTGCTTCTATTGATAAATTTGGAAATTGTTGATTCGGCCAAGGTTCTAGTGAATTAGTATTAAATGTATAATCGGTTCCATTTATTTTCACTTCTATACCTTTAGTCACATACGCTTTATTCCCGTTTGTGTCGTTGTATTGTAAATTTATTTGAATTCCTTTATCTTGTGATTTTGCTCCAGTAATTGGATCTAGTGCTCCGTGCGATACGCCGTTTAATAATGTATCATAAAGCATTCCGCCTTCATCAACATTAACATATTCAACTAAATCGGAATTTTGATATATTTCACGATTAGTTCTAAACCACATAGTATAAACTCGATCTTCATTTTCTGGTATGTCAACTAAAGTTTTATATTTTACTGCTAAAGTATTATATTCAACTGTTTTTAGATCGTAGGCATATTTTGCAACCAATGTAAAATAGTTATTGATATCATGGTTTTTAATATTAAGCAATTGATTTATTTCGCTTCTAACAAAATCATAATTACCGGTGCCAATAGTTTTATATTGTAAAGGTTTGGTAATTTGTGTAAATTCTTCTTCATTATCTTTTTTGAATAATTGATCGAAGTTTTGTGTTAATTCAGTTTCTAATTTATCTGCAGTAGAACCTGGCTCAGTTGATATATTTAGACTCTCTTGATATTTAATTAAATTGACTTTGTAATAAACTCCATCTCGCATAAAGTCTTTGTATAGATATGGAGATTCTATTTGATACATTCGGTTTTCTAACGGAAAGTATAAATAATCACGTTCTTCCGGTCTTACACAATAACCAAAAGCCCGCTCAAAGTCCTCTTTAACAATATGAACTTCAAATGATTCGAAATCCATATCGAATGGAGTAAACATTATTTTGTTATCCGGAAATTCATTATTAGGTACTACGACTCTAATATTTTTTACATCATTTACATTAAATAAAGAGTATTCTTTCAGTATAAAATCTTTCGAGCGTTCGTCTGATTTAACTTTAAAATAACAAACTTCATGACCAAACATTTCGCTAACAGAAAGAGCAAGCTCTCGGTTTAATGATATTGCAGGACTCATTAAGTCATAAACCCTAAATAAGTTACCTTCACATTCGATTCTAATACCTTTGTAATAATCTTGAGTAGGACACGACTTAGGAGATGGTGCAATATAATCAGATTCTTTAACTAATGTTTCTATATCTAATTCTATATTTGTAATTGATAATCCATTAGGAATTTCAGGTTCAGGTTGAGATACTCGAATATATTTTAATTGAACATAAATATCAGTCCCTGCTTCAAAATCCATTGGTGGTAACGATTTAGTACCATCAGGATTTCGCTCTAATAAAATCCATGGAGACCATGTCATATTATCAGAAGACCATCTTAAATTTGTAATAAAGTAATCATTATCTGTTGATGCAGGAGAAGTAGTTTCTGCATAGCTTGTAAATGAAGATACGGACATAAAGGCACCATTAAAGGTTACCATTAAAGAATCTCCATCTTTGTACGTAATATTATTAGTAGATAAACCTACACTTATCTTGGCCATTTATGAGTATTTGTTTTAATATATATTCGCAACAAATACGATTCTATTTTATAGATATCCTGCCATCTTGATAACATATAATTGAATGTTATCTAAGTCTTCTTGAGAAATTTTACTAGTGCCTAGAACGAAGTCTAATGTGAAGACGCCAATTACATTTTTGTTTAAATCTAATATAGACCAACAATAAATTGAATTGATTCCAACTTCTTGTAAATTGTATTTTAATAAACTTTCAGGAAATTCTCGGTCAAGATCTTCGAAGAATGCTTTTCGGTTTTCTAGAAGATCTGCAAATAGTCGAATTGCTCCTGATACTGGTATTGATTGGTTTTTGTGTTGAATTCTTGCGATTCCTTTTTCTACCATTTCGTAAGTCATGGAATATTTTTTCATTGACTTTCCGGTAAAATATTCGCCGCCATTATGGAATTGATAGATAGAAGCTCTACTAGCGCCAACAGATTCTCGAAGTTCTGATAATTTTTCTAATAGCTCAGATTCCTCTTCGATAACACCTGATAGGAAGCATTCCTTGTCTTTTTTTTCCCGTTCTAATCGATTTCTATACCAAATCGTAAGGAGTGTAGTTCCTGCTCCAATGAGTGTAGTAACTACCGGTATCCATACTTCTACCATGATTATTTTAAAAGTAATTTTTTGTTATATGGTATATATCAATCAAGAACTATTAAATGTAGCAATGTGTTATCGGTTTCCATTTTCATGTCGATAACGTTCATTAACATATTAATCGAATCTGCATGATCTTTAACAAATTCTTCAGAAGCTTCGAGTTGAGTGATAGTGCCTATTAAATCCCTTGCAGTTATTTCTATATAAGGTTTCGGAAAGAACGAATTGTATTGCCATAGATCACATTCGGTCAGCAAATATTGTATTTCTATTAATTCACGTGAGTTAAATAAGTCAGGCAAATCAACTTTAGCGTGTAATATTTTATAGTCGAAAGTTATACCTTCCTCAGTTTTTCTAGTGTAATTCTTTTGATCTGACACGTTAAATTTAATAAATTTTAAATTAGTAAATGATCTAACAACATTATGCAAAAAGAATGCTGAGTTTACTCGTTTTGATAATTGTTCTTGAGTTAACCCTGATAGTTGTTCAAAGTCCTTTTCAAATTTATCATTTAATATTTCTTTTATGTCTGTTGCAGGAACATAGAAATTTAAATTAGAATTTCCTATTTGATTTATATGAGCATTTCGACGAACTTCACTTAATATCCGATTATCGGTAATGTTATTTTTATACATAACAACCTCAATAACTAAAGGATATTTAAGATTTGTCTCCATCATATGTCTCGTATTGTTTTTTCATTTGAGTAAAATATTCCTGCATTTTCGTTGGATAAAGTTTAACGAGCATATTAAAATCCTTTCTAGATATTTCGTTAATTTTTAAATACAAAGATACTAATTCTTCAGAATATTTAAATTCTAATTTTTCTTGTTTTTTTGTTTTCTTTGTTTTAGTATATATCCAACCAGGAACTCTCTTGAAACGAGATGTGATGAATTGCCAAGTATCAATAACACCAACGCCATTAATGCCATTTCTATTTAATAACTGAGCTTGTTCCGGCCATTGAATTGCCATAAAGCGATTAATCATAAATTGATTTTTTGCTTTATCGTGATTTTTTAATTCTTTATATTTTTTAGGGTTCGTAAACATTGTACGAACGAGATCGAATAATTGCATTTTCTATTTTTAATTTTATATGAATATCGATTAAAACATATTGTCAAAATCATAATTAGGCTTTATCACATCTTTCTTCGGAATGTCTGGTGGATCTATGTATACTGGCTTCTTATTTGATATAGGCTTTGGAGTTGGCTTATGACTTATTAGCATTTCTGGTCGATTTTCAGAAACCCATCTAATATACCACGGTGCCATTTCATTAACTTCTTCGACAGTATGTCCTTTGTATTTACCAGAACGAAAAACGTGTTTTAAATCTATCATATTTTATATTATTATATGAATTTATCGAGTAGAAGATTCTTTTGATTTAATTTTTTCTAGTCGATGTAGTTTTTCGTTTATTGAATTTTGATCTTCAATTGCCTTAGCCAAACGATTATTCGATTCAATTAATTTTGGTAAATCATAGTCAAAATATTTTTGACCAGCCTTTGTTTTGTAAAAATCTTTCATATTTTGTTATAGTCCAAGTCCTCCAAAGAACGAAGAATCTTGTGTTGTTGATGTATTTTTTTTATTTTGAATTAATGGTTCTGATATAGTATCTTTAGTTATTTGACCTATATTATGAATTGACGAGTAATTAGAATTTTCGATATTTACGAGCATCGCATCCATAATAGCATTTGGTATTGCTTTTTGATGTAAGAACATTAGATTTCGATTTACCTCGTATCGTTCGATTAATTGAGGAATTGATTTATCTAGAATTCTTAGATTAGTTTTAGCTATTTTGCATATATCAGTAATAGAATCTATATTAAAAAATGTTGATTCAGTTATTTGGCCATTTTTTTCTTCATAATCTTGAAGAATTTGATTTGCTTTTTTATCAGTAATATTATATACTCGGCGTTTACCATCTTTACCTTTTTTAATGATTTGATGTAAAGGTGAAACATTATCGCCGGCATCACCCATAAGTATTTTCTTAAATACAAATTCTTTTACATTAGTTTCTCGTATTTCGATACCTCGTACAACGTTTTGTAATGATAGTTTTGTATTACTTGTTAGGTCTAATGGTTGATTGAAAATATCGACTGAATCCATATTGGTTTCTTTTAGCCATTCTGTAAATCCTTCGAAAGTATATATAGATTTTGAAAATTTATTGTAGTATAATGTATTTGTGCCGTTAGATTCGTTATTACAAACTAATTGAATTAGATCATTATCGCCAGAAAAAATTAGTGCATTCCTATTGTTCATATTTAAATAGGAAGACCAAGAGAATATTAAATCGTCGGCTTCGGCACCACTTACACGAGATACAGTACACCCAAGAGATTCTAAAGATTTTGCAAATTTATCATGTAAATCGTAGATTGCTTTCCAATTAATTGTATTATCTTTTTTACGATGTCCTTTATATTGTTGTGAATCTGCAGATTTAAGCGCATTTGATTCTGGATAAAAATCTTTTCGCCATGAAGATGAATCGATGCAATAAACAACACCATCTAAAATAGGTGAAAATCTTTTAACTTCGTATGCAAAGTCTGTAGCAAGTTTATATGCTAATAGATCTGCATCTTTTTCTGGTTCATCGATAAAATTAAGTGGTGCACCTTTTCTAGATTTTATTTTACCTGAAATAAAAAACGTTTTGTGCAAAAAATAATTACCATCGACAACTAATGTATACCTTCTCATAATATGTTTATATTTGTTTATTATTATATGATGCTTTTGTCATAAAGATTCATATAATTAATGAACGATTTTTTGTATCTTGTATACTAAGCTTAACATAGTTACCACTGGATCGATCACAAACCTCGATTCATAAGAATGTCTGTTTACTTCGTGGCATATTTCGCCTAAATGTCGAATTGCATCAGGTTTTTCTGTTTGAATATATTCGATAAAGTCGGTACCTAATGCTTTTATCACATCATCAACTTTATGAGAATAATTAGAAACTAAAAATTTGTAATTATTTACGGTTGAATTAATATCTTCAAAAATTAGATCGAAGAGATCTTTATAGACGCCATGAAAGGTGGTAACATCTTTGAGTGTGATTTTCTTAACGCCTTCGGCAAAGTATCCCTGAATGACATTTATTGTATTCCTAAGATCCGGAAATTTGCGTTGTACTAATTCAAGTAAAGCATCTTTATCTATTTCCATACCTTCGATTTTGCATATTTCAAATATCCTACGAAGATATTTTCGCATAATCTCAGTTTCTTCTTCATCACTAAAATCGAAATTAATACATTCGAATCGAGATTGTATATTATCAGGAATCTTATTGAAATAATTACATGTTGCAATAAATCTTGCGCTTAGATGAAATTGTTCAATGGTACCTCTAAGAGCTTTCATATATTGATCCGATACTCCATCGAACTCATCAAGGATTACTACTTTTAATTTACGTTCGCCATCAAGTAGAGATAATGTAGAACAAAATTCTGATATTTTAACACGAACCGTATCAACGCCAGTTTCACTAGAACAGTTAATATATAATGTTGGATGATCTTTAGCCAATATTTTAGCGGATGATGTTTTTCCACTACCAGGACCGCCATAAAATAACAAATTTTGATATACACCTTTGTCTAATTTTTTAGCAATTCGTTCTGGGACGATTAAGTCTGATAGTTCTTGTGGCCGATATTTTTCAGTCCACAAAAGAGATTTTGTGTGCGACATAAATTGTTTATTGTTTAATAGTTATATGATTTACTTAGAGTCTAGTTTCAATAATTGCAATTTGAACATTTCGCCGTTTCTTACGTAAGAAGATAGTCTTAATACTCTGCATCGGTTTTCTCGAAATTCAATGATTTCGTTTAATGTTGGTGAGGTTCCTTTTGCTATTACGATGTAATATCTCTCGTCTTCAGTTACTGAAATGATTTCTGTTAGATTCATGCTTATTTATTTTTATGTTTAGTCTTACGGTTGTATTTTTTCTTATTCTTTTGAACGTTACCACGCATAGCCTGCCAAATTTCTTGTATAGTAAATTCAGTTTTTTGAAGCTTTTTGTTTTCGTTCGAATCGCTCATTATTTGTTTGAATTTTTTTCGAATGTTAACGCAGTTGTGATTACTCCTAAGAATAATGCAAAAAAGCAGAATGCCATTTCGTTAAGTTCGCCAGCAAAATGAATGTAATTTTGAATTGAACCTGAAGCGGTAGTGTAAGCGATTGTAAATGAAAGGATAGTAAGTAAGAAGTACTTGATGTTGATTTTGAATGATACGTTCATAATGATATATGTTTAAATTTGTTATATGTAAATATAATAAAAATAATTGGAAAAAAAAAATTTTTGGACACTTTTTTTTAAAAAAGTTATTAACATCCGTATGTTAACTCCAATCTTTTTCGTAAGTATACCAATGGTCACAACCACCTGAATAATCAAGAGCTTCGATTATCCATTTATCAAGAGTTTCGGTATCCATATTAGTAGTATATGCTAAGCATCGCATTTCGAGAAGTGGATTAACTTTCCCATTTTCATCGAATCGCATTTTACCTGGAATTATATGCTTTGCAACCGATTGTGAAATACAACCCATAATTACAGAAGCAACTCGATCGTTATCTTCATATCGCCTTCCAGGAATCCAATCTCCTTGAAATTGATCAGTTAAATTTTCTGTTTTTTTAACTTCTAAGATTCGTTTAACGAGTTTTTCCTCAAAGTATTCAGGAAAGCAATTTGGCGAATAACTGGTTAAACAATTTACGTGAATTTTAATTGGTTCTAACATGTTTTAATGATTTTATATTTATATGATGATTTTATGATATTGTTTCGCCTTGAGTTTCTAAGAATTCGTTAAATACTTTATCAATATCAACCCTTTGATTGATATCATCACCAAAGCGATTAATAAGATATTTAACAAAACGTATACGAAGGTTTGCTTGTTCTACGTTAAAAGAAGTTTCGATTAATGAATCGGAAAGATGTGATTGAATGACGATTGAAAGATTTGTGCTCATGTTTGTATGTTTTTAAATTATATTTAAATATAATAAAAAAACTTGGAAAAAAAAAATTTTAGAACACTTATTTTCGAAAAGTTATTAACAATCTATTCAAATGGTGATTTAGTAAAACCTAAGTCTGTAAAAGAAGTTACTGTTAACGATTCGAATGCTGCAATATGATTCAAAATATATTCAGGATCAGTATCCCAATTAGATAACACAGTTCCACCAACTTCATATTCTTTAGTAAAGACTCTTGTAAAAGTAGGTCCTGCAACATCGCCGAACTGGGCTTTAAATGTTACGGAAGTTGATCCTACAACATAATCTTTTGCGTATGCACAGAAATGGTCACATGTTATAGGTGTTTTATTGAATGGATCTGATTGAGAATAATATGTAGGTCCATTAGATACTATTGCGTATTTTGCGGTTGTTGCCATTTTAATATAAATTTATTTTGTTATTTTTCGAATTTAATTCCTCCTAGAGCATTACCTATAGAATCCTCAACCGAGTATTCACCACCATCAAAAGATGTAGCTCTAAAAGCTTTAGATGGACTAACATTTATACCTAATCTATCCATAAATTTTCGATTAGCTAATGCCGGTGTAGATTTTTCTGTTCTATCAACTATTGATATTGGAACTTTAGGTACTAATTTACCGGCGAATACAAGATCCTTTAATATAATAGGTCTTTCTAAAGTTTCTTCTCCTACAACTGGATTTGAATAATCTACGATTTTATCTTTGTAAGACTTTCCGTTAATTTCATATTCTAAGTATTTTCCATTAACTTTTGCGTTTTCTCCATGTATAGATAATGCCTTTCCGCCATTTCCTGTGTCCATTTTACACACATAATCACCAACACCTGGAATTGTAATCACTTCCCTAAAACCACAGCTGATATTAGGATATGTCCAATTTTCTTTATTTAATATATAATCTAATACTATTTTAACTACTGGTAATCCAGTAGCTTCTGTAATTCCTTTAGTACCAGGAGATCCATTAACTTCTAATATATAAGGTTTCTTCGTATTCTTATCTATGATTAAATCAACAGCACACCAAGTTGCATCAACAGCTTTTGCAGCATCCTTTGCAATTTGTTCCATTTCCTTAGTTAACTTAAATTTCTTAACTCCACCGCCAATTGAATAATTTGTTCTAAAATCTTTTTTAGCAGCTGTTCTTTGCATTACCGCAATTACCTCAGAATGTTCATCATCAGGACTAAAGAATTTTTTAGATAAAACATGAATTCTCACATCACCGGTTGCAGGTATCATTTCCTGTAATAATATTTCATTTTTGCCACTAGCTTTCCAAAGAGTTTGTAATACTGATTTTAATGATTCGTAAGAATCAACTTGAGAAACGCCAATACCTTGAGAACCTGATAACATTTTTACAATGACTGGAAACTTACCACCAATATCTTTTAGTGCTTGATCTATTCCTTCAGGATCCGATAGTATCGAATTTTTAGGTGTTGGTAATCCAGCAGCTTCTAATATTCTATTTGTTGTGTTCTTATTTTCACAAGTCATTATAGAATTCAAAGTATTTACACAAAAGAAGTTGTAAGATTCTAAGTCTTCTAATAATTGTCTTGTATATGTAGAATTAACAATACCTCGTCTAGAAAGAATAACAGTATTTGATCGATTGATTGCAATAGGCTTATTATCGGCATCGCCAATTTTAATATCATTACGTTTATTTACAAATTCCTTAATAAACGCTGTCTTAACATTTAATGGGTAACAAGGTACTCCACGCCTTTTACAAGCTTTTACTACGGCATCTACTGTAGTTGACTCTGCTTCTAAGTTCGAAAGTATTATTACTTGTACCTTATTAAAGGATAACGCCTCAGTTATTAATTGAAAGTTTTCGAAATGTTTCATTTATTTTGAAATGTATTTTAAAAAGTTTTTTCTATCTTTATTTATTAATCGTTTGCAATGTTCCGTAAATTCTACCGAATTATTTAATATTAATTCGCTAACGATTTTTCCATCTTTAGTATATGTATCATAGCAATCTTTGCAAGTAAAATTCTTAACGGAAAAATTATCCATTTTAGATTTTATTTCGCATTGACAAAATGAACATTTCCAAGGAATTATTCGTATTTCGTCTTGTAAACGATCTCTAGATTTAATTTTTAAATCCGTTGGATCTATAAAAAATTTACTTTTATTTTTTATCCTAGATTCTTTATCGATTATATTAAACATTATATTTAAGAACTTATCATCGTCACAAACATCTTTAATGAATTCATATTTCTTTAACGTATTTTGATATAATGGTTTAAGTCCCTCTAAAACAATACCATGCTTAGTTGGATTTTTACCAGGTTTAGATCTTTTTATTTGTATCATTATATGCGTTATAGAATCGTTGTCTAAAAGATTCGTTAATATTCTCGTTAGTCCCTTCCTCTTTAGATTCCGGCTTATCTTCCTTTAATTTAAAATTCTTTTTGGTTAAATTGATTTCTGGATACATAGGATCCTTTGGTTTATCTAATTTAATTTTGAATATTTCTGGATCTCCTGTTCTTCTTGGTAAGTCTCCTTCAGGTTCACGTTCGTTTTCTTTAAACACTTTAATTATTTCACCAGTAGCACCTTCTAACGCTCCAAGATCTTTAATTCTCATATCAACTAGTACAACCTTTTTTCCTTCTAGTGAATTACTCTTATCCGATTTGTCACTGCCAGATTCATCATCTTTTGGATCGCTAGGTTCCTCTTCTAATAATTCTTTTCGAGTTTCTACTATAATGTTATATTCATTTAATAATGCATCTATATCTCGTTCTAATAAAGCTAAATTAAATTTGTAATACGTAGACTCACCTAACTTATCTTTCATTTTGCGTAGCTCTGCCTTCTTATCATTAAATGCATCGATGTTAGCTTTTACCATTTCTTCCTTTCCTTTAGGGATATTGCCGCCATCTAAAGCTTTTTTAGCTCCTTCAATTTTTTTATTAAGTCTTTCTATTTCATCATCAATAGCTTCCTTTTTATTAGCCTTATCTTTGGCGTCTTTTTTAGTCTTTTCAGCCTCTTGTTCGGATTCCTTATCCTTAACTCCCTGTTCTGCAGTTTTAATTTCTTCATCAGAAGCATCAACGCCGTCGGTTGCATTCTTTAAAGTCTCTTCTCCATTTTTAATAGATTCTTTACTTTTTGCTATTTGTGCATCAATTGCCTTTTCTTGAGCAGCTTTATCTTTATCTGATATTGTATCATTAGTAGTCAATGCATCCTTTTTAGCTTGTAACACTTCGATTGCATGTTCACCCTTTATTTGTTGTACGTATCCTGAAGAAAATCCAAATATTTTTCCACCAACACCTTTAGCTTTTTCGCCACCACCACTAGTTCCACTAATTCTATCAGCTTCCTTTTTGGCAGCTTCAACCTCTAACGCAATTTGTTCCTTTTGTTTTGTTGCATCATCAATTGCTTGTTTCTTTTCTTTATCAGTTCCACGAGGCTTACCCTTTTCTTTAATATCTTTAATCTCGGTCTCAGCAGATTCTATATTAGATTTTAAATCTTCCTTTTCTTTTTTGATAGCCTCCTCGTCTCTAGCAGATTTTATAGTATCCTTTTGATTATCTCTATTTGACTTTTCTTTTTCAAGATCTTTATTTAAAACCTTTAATTCGTCTTTGGCCTTTTTTAATTCAGGGGTTCCTTCTTCTTCAACTTCCTTTATTTTATCAGATATTTTCTTTTTTTCCTTAGATTTTGCTTCAAGTTTCTTAGTAGCGTCTTTACCACCCTTTTCTTTAATCTTCTTATTTTCATCTTCTATTTTAGCGGTTTCTTTTCGAAGCTTTTCTAATTCGCCCTCTATATCAGAATTATCTTTTATATCTTTAATTTCCTTTTTCTTATCAGGTATTTTACCAGTGGCCTCCTCTTCATCAGTATTACCTTTAGTCTTATCAACGGTTGTTGTATCCTCAGCTTCCTGAACCTCAGTTTTAGATTTTGGTTTTACCTTTGGCTTGGTCTCTTCCTTTTTCTCACCACCAGCCTCTGACGAATCTAAATCTCTAATAACATCCTCAGTCTTTTTTAATTTATCTTCAGTCTTCTCAACCTCTTCTTTTTTATTAGCATCAAAATCTTTTAATGCAGTTTTCTCCTCTTCCTTCTTCTTTTCTATTTCAGAAACTTTATCAGCAACCTCTTCTTTCGAAAGTTCAGGTTCATAAGACTTAATAGTATCGGCTAAATCCTTATCAACATTAACAGCTTCTAATTCTTTATCTCTAACCTTTTCCCAAGCCTTTCTAATTTTCTTCTTTTTAAATAAGAAAGATATGTATGCTGCTAAAGATACTGCTGCCGCTCCAGTTGTTACTGCCGCTGTTGTTATTCCTTTACTAACATCATCATCCCAATCTTCATTGATATAGTTTTCATTAATAGCAACTATACTATCCATTGATTCGAATCTAGATTCGTTAACCAAATCTGATTTTATCATCAATTCTTTTATTAGAGTGTAATGAGATTCACATAAACGAGCACCAGTTTGATTATTAAGTAGTAACAAAAATTTAATCATTTCATTAAATTCCTGGTCATTAACCGCTTCTAAATCTTCCTTAGATGCTAATCTTCTTAAGCCTATAACGGCTTCATTGATACTATCGTATTCGCCTCTTGTTATTAGATTCATTTCTATAGAGTTTATTTTATATTCTATATATTCGTATCAAAAAACAAAAGGTCTCCCGAAGGAGACCTTTTGAAACTATAAGTTATGGTATTAGGTATTAAGCCCAACCACCAGCTTCGTTTGCTACACCGAATGTGATGTACATAGATTCTGGGTGGAATCCAGCTTCAACTAAAGCGTAACGAGATTTAACAGCGATTTTTGGCGCCATTGTTCCCTCAGCGATAGTTTGTACTGATTCAGCCATTAAGTATGGCATGAATACAAGTCCTGGAGAGTTTCCATCACCTTTTCTACCTACAGTTACTCGAGTATCACTCCAGCTCATGTATGGATCTACGTAAATAGCCAATCCAGCTAAAGTACCGATTGGGTACAATGAACCAGTTTGTTGATTTAGCGTATTTGCCATTGGAGCAGGAACGAATCCAGCAACATCTTGTAAAGCAGATCCTACTTGACCGTTTGTAACGGCGAAAGTAGCAGGTCCACGTCTACCTCTGATTGCGATTAAGTTCGCAGTTGCAAGAATTTTAGACATGATTTTACGTTGTCTAGTATGTAAATTCTCAGCAGCAGAGTTAGTTTCAGAAGATGCAACTACCGGATTGTAAGTACCAGCAGCACCAAATACCGCTACACCATCAGAACCAGCACTATTTAAAGCAGCTAGAGCAGGAATTGCAGAGTATGTGTTACCAGTAGTAGTTCCAACTAATAAGTTGAATTGAACACCTTGAGTTTTGTACACATTACCGTGGTTAGTATAACCAAGTCTACGTAGTCTTTCAAGGATGTTTCTGTTAATATCTTGAGTTAACTCATTGATAAGTACAGATTCAACTTGTGCAACAGCATCGATACCGAATTGCTTAAGATCTTGAACTTGCTCACGAGTTACTGCAGCAGCAACTTGGTAAGTTTTAGCCTCAACTGATTTGTTGAATAGGCTTAAGTTCATTACGTTATCTTGTGTACCTTCACCTTCTAATCTTGACATTGGCTCAGAAGAACCATCCCATTTGTTAGAAGAGAAACCAATTACGTGATCTTCTAGTGCTTTTACTAGAGCAGGAGAACCTGAAGTAGTAATTACACCAGTTCCACCAGCAGTCCATGTTAATGTTGTACCTGCAACAAGTGCAGCAGCAACGTTTTGGCTAGCGGCTAATGCGTCTACTTTAAAGATGTCAAATCCATCGATTCTAGATTCACCTACGAAAGTAAATGTAGCACCAGTATTTGATACTACTTGTTCACCGGCAACAGGAGCAGCAGTAAATGTTCCACCAGCAGCAGTGATTGCACCATCTACTTTAATTAGTAATGGCATGTCTGGAGTTGTTCCAGCAGTTGTGATTGATCCACCAGTTTGTCCAACAGTAGGTACTTTACCTCCACCGTACACAAAGTCTAAATAAGTTAAGATACCCATTGGTCCGTTCATAGGAACAACTGGTACTAAGTCTAATCCAACAGTTTGTGCAGCAACTTGCATTGCAAGCGGAAGAAGAGTGTAAGGCTTATCACCAGATCCTGTAGTTTGAGCACCGAAAGCAGTTTGAGCTCCTGGGTTACCAGGAAATCTTACTGATCCCATACCGTTTACAGATCCAACTTGTGCATAAGAATTATTCTCATACAACTCGTGGTTATGGCAATATTTAGACATCCACCCTAATTTACCTTTGTCTTCGATTCCAGTAGTTGACTCGATAATTGGAGCCCATTTTCCGAAAATTTCAGATTCATTAATTAAGTTCATAATAGTCTTAATATTTTTTGTGGTTTATTTGTTAAAGCGTCGTTTAAGTCCTTCTGTAACAGATTCCATGTAAACAGATGAAGTTTCGTATTTCGAATCGTCTTTCGACTCATTCAAAGAAATTCCTTCATTTATTTGTTCAGATGGATTATGCGAACGTAAATCTCTAGTTGCCCAGAAGTGATCGATCTTATACTGTGTATCGAGATTTCTCACAGATGCTTGAGCTTTAATCGCAGTTTGTTGTGATTCATTTAAAGAATCCCATGCACTTTGATGTTTCTCAGGCATATTTTCTAGCCAGTCTATTGATTTAACAGGCTCAGCGAATACCGACTCCCAAATACCTGATGCATCCGTTGATCCGAACCAAGTATCTGACTCATAAGCTCTAATAACTTTCGTTTTAGTCTCATCATCAAATGCTTTAAATTCAGTTCTTCGTGATTCATCTAAGAAATTTAAGAAGTGGGTGTTAGCAGACGTTTCTTCCACTTTTTGCGTCTTAGCGGATTCGACTAACGCTTGAATTTTATTTGTTAATTCTAATTTGTAAGTTTCATTTTCTGTAATAACTGTTTCTTCTGAAGCAGTTTCAGTAGATTCAGTAGATTCATTTACCGTTTCTTCGGTTTTTACTACTTCCTCTTTAGTTTCGTTTAAAGATTTAACTATATAATCTGTATATTTACCTAAGTTTTCAACGTTCTCTTTAATATATTCGCTATATGAAACAGCCGCATCAATACCTTCAACTAAATAATTTTGATAGTCAATAACTTTATCAACGTTTTCGTTTACGTAATCTTGGTAAGCAAATCTATTATTTACTCCTTCAACAACATGTTTTGAGTACTCAATATTTTGATCGGTTTTAAGACCAACATATTCAGCATAATCTTTTACCTTATCAAGGTTCTCAATAATATAATCGTTATGTGAGATTAGATTATCAACGTTTTCGCTAACTTTCTCCATATATGAAGATAGATCGTTAACTCGTTTAGCAACCCTTTCAGTATATTTTATTAAATCCGGAGTTTGGTCGCTTTCTGTAACATTACCAATATCGGCTTTTAAAGATTCGAATTGCTCTTTAATAATTTTAGAGTATTCGTTGAAATCTTCTACTGAAACGAAATTACCTTGACCTTCATTAATGGGTGTAGTATCTTTGATATTTTCCATTGTATCGAGTTCTTTTTGTATTTCTATATTGTTATTTTCTATATATCCTTCTAATTCGTATATTTGTACGTTATCATCTTCACCAAATCCATACGCTTCATTAACTCGTTTTAATTCTGCGTTTTCGAATCCAGGATCAGCGACTAAATCGTAAGTGAAAAGCTTTTTAATTTTAACATGACCGTTGTTCTCAACAACACCAGCAGCTCTACTAGAAATATGAATAGGAATTCCACCATCAACAAGCGCTTTAGCTTGTTTTCCAGATTCAGTGTCTAACAAACGAATCTTACCTTTAACAACTTTATTAGCTTTATCATAAGTAATATCTTCTATTACGTGTGATACGTTTTTTAATGAGATATCGAATTGTTTTGGGTGATCTAATTCACCTAATAACTTTCCAGTTTTAATTTTTTCTTGCAATGCTTCTATGTGAGGTATTAATTCCTTTTCATCATATATACGATTGTTCTTATTCTTTTTCCCAATCTCTGAAAAGACTCCCTCCAAAACATATTTTTCGTCGGCACTTGCTTCGAGAATCGAAGTTGATCTCTCTAATACCAATAATTTCGGTTGATCCATTATTTATAGATTATTTTAACTTTTTATTATATATCATTGTTCAATTATGTAAATAGGATTATATATTATCCTCTTCATCTGCCATTGCGTCTAGTTCTTCCTGTTCCTTCTTTTTCATTTTCGCATTTGATCGAATATCATCTTCACTTAAATCTAAGAATCTTCTAATCAAGAATTCAGAAGAGAAGTATTTAATCTCATTTCCATTTGGATCATAATCAACTAATCCATCTTTCATGGTAGTAATAAAGTCTATTCGTTTTTGAAGTAATTCCATTTCTTTCATTTCCTCAAATACGTTATACTTATTAAATTTAACACCGACTTGAGATTTGAAAGAATCATCATTCATTAAGTCAGGATAATCTAAAGTCATTTGAATCCAAAGAGGTTTTACCACAATTTCTTGGAAAACTGACCTCAAACGATTAATAAATCTACCGAATTTAATTTCATCTCTTGTTAATCCCTCTGCATTGATTTCCCATGATGGTGGATTTTCGACATCAAAACGATTCATAGGAATTTTAGAAACCCTACGTAAATTTTCTTTAAAGTATTTTAAGGAATCAGTATCAGATAAATCAGGTCCATCGCCACCAATAGTTTCAATTTGTGGGGAACCGGCATCTCCTTCAGGTAACCAATATTCTTTATTAAATGGCATCATCGGACGACCATTTGTTTTTAATTCGCCACTATCATAATCAAAATCAACTTGTTCTCTATAGTTTTGCATTAAAACACCAAGAGATTGCTTTGCTCTTGTTTTAGATTTACCACCAACAGGTATAATAAATTTAGTTTTAAACGATGAGTTAACTACTGCCCATATAATTCTAGAATGCTCCATGATTCTTAATAAATTAAATGAACGAATAAGTCTTTCAACGTAAGATATTCGAGTTGGCGAATTCATGTTAGCATACGATATGTATATAACTTGTGAATCGTATAACATTCGAGCTTTTCCAGGAACATCTTTAAATTGTTTCCATACTCTTTTTCCTTGATCGTCAATACCTGGTTCTAGCGTTATTGGATCGATCTCTTTAAATCCTATAACGTTCCTTTGATCGTTATCATATATTATCTCAAACGCAAGGTAACCATCAACTAGCCATTTTCTAAAATATGACCAGGCGGTGATATCGTTATTAAAGCCAAAATATTGATAAATTCTTTTAAAATTAACAGAAATAGCTCCTCGAATTTCATCAACCTTTTCAGTAGCTAATAAATCGTCATCGAATAAAAGGGGATCGCAAAAATAATTTTTGTCATCATAAACAACACATTCGTCACAAAGAGTGTCTAGTATTTCTTCAATTTCATCTTGTACTGCAAATCTTCTAAGTTCCTCACGTTTCTTAGGATATGATTTATCGAATACTGATATTGATTTCTTTAAAGCAATATCTGATAATGCTAAATTAGCAAATAATGCATAATCATCATAATCACCTCCAACTAAACCTCTAGGGTCATAAGTCCATCCAAATTGATCTTCAACAATACCAACGGCTTGTGAGTTACGAAGAACCATGTCATCGTATTTCATCCCAAAAGAACTAAGCTGTTTTAAGGCATTTGATGCAACGAATCTAGGTCCGCCTGCATTATCACCTCTTTCTACAAATCCTGCCATTTTTTCTTTTTTTTATTAAGTTATATATTCCTATCTTTTTTGTGACTTTACGATATACTGTTCATATAAAGTTTTTACATCATTTTCACGTATACCTTCGTAATCATTCCAATTAATCATTACGGCCCTAATCCAATCTTCATAGCAAACAACCGCTAACTCGCTCATCTTATTTAAGTAATATCTACGTATACAATGCCCTAATCCCCACTTACCTAAATTAGCTTCTAATAATTTATATTCTAATTGTACTTCTTCTTGATCTGAGGCTCGTCTCCAATTTTTTCCTTTTGCTGCATTAATAATAGATTTCTCGTATATTTTAAATATCTGCCCAACCATCCAATATCTAGCAACTTTAGGTAAGAAGTTTAAATTCAATCCAACTTCCAATCCCTTTTTATCTTGGCCTAACGATAGTATCATTGGAGATTTATCAAAGTATGATAATTTATCTCTTGTTACTGGATCATATCTAAAATGATATAACTTGCCCCACGTTAATGTAGGTCCACCAGTCGATTGTATATAAGTAGAATCTTTATCGGCTAAAGTTTCCTCGAACCATTCATAGGCATATTTAGCTGCTTGATTTCCACCACCATATTTGCGTTCCCATAATTGAACATATGCCTCAAAGTTACCTTTTATTTCTTCTAATTCTGGTAATTCTGCAAAAGCCTCTCCTCTAATATTATCTCCCATGAATTATTACTTTTTATTAAAAAATGTTTCGGTAACTACTAAGAAATTCCATCCTCGTTTATTACACCAATGTTCAGCAAATTGAATTTTACACATGTTAGTTATATACATCTCATATGCATATTTGTAATTTGCTACACTTTTTTTAGTTTTTCGTTTCGGTGGATTTGGTTTTTTTAATTGTGAAGATGGTTTTACTTCGATGAGAAATTCTTTGCCATCATCTAATTTCATATAATAATCAGGGAAATAAGAATGTTCTCTACCATCAAGACTGTTTATATATTTAATCTTTACTGGTTCGGATGACCATTGAACAATTTGCGGATTTGATTCGCAATACATACAAAACTTTCGCTCCCAAGAGGAACGGTATATTATTGGGCCGGGTCCAACATATTTTTGACATTCGTTAATTGGAAAATATCCTTGACTGTACCCTGAATTTCTTTTAGGTTTGTTGTTCTTAATGTTCATATAGAATATATGCCACCATCATCAGATGCACCTGATAAGCTAATGGTTCCTGAATATTTCTTAGGATGCAATTTATTCCAACCTTTAGCATAACCCTTTTTTGCTATTTGTGTATAATAAGCAAATGCATTTGTGGATTTTTCTGGCTTAAAACGATCCCAATATTTAAATAAATCTAATTGAGCAAAAGCTAAACAATCTAATCTATCTTCTGGATTTTTATATTTTAATTTTCGGATTGCTCTTTCCGATAATAGTATTAACATTTCGGTTGCTTCGGGAGTTAGTTTCCCAGCTTCCTTAGATTTAATAATCTCTGCTACTAAATCTTTATTTCGTAAATATACTTTTGCCATATCATGTATTTAATATTAGTTATATGCTGCTGATCTGTACAAGTTTCAAATGGAGCCCCGAAGGACTCCATTCAAAAGTATATAAGGGTAAGGGTAGATTTATATTTCTACTGAAAGATATTTCTTTTGTACATCAACTATTTCGTTAGAAGGAAGTACAACACTAATCATATCTTTTGCACCAGCCACAGTGTATTGTCCAGCATTAACCTGAACTTTAGTTCCGGGTTTGTATGTTTTAACAGACATTTTAATTTCACCTGGCACATAATCAGCATCAGAAGCCTCGTGAACCTCAACATTTTTTGTTTTAAACATTGCGTTCAATTTAGCCTTTTCTGCTTCAAGTGAATCATTAAGAATTTTCTTGGCTTCTTTAATTTCAGCCATTTCATCCATTCCTAATTCTGATATCTTAGAAATTTCGTTTTGAATAAAATCAATTCTTTCGTAAATATCAGATTCTTCTTTTTTACGACCTTCTTCGATTTTAGCCTCACCTTCAAGTAAATCTCTAACACTATTAGTAATATCATAATTCACGTATTCCATTACTAAATTAATAGCATCTGATGCGGTTTCAGGTTTAACTAAAACGTTTTCGTTCATGTATGCATTAATCTTGTTAACATATACACCATTATCAGTTTTCAAAATATTAACTTCAACACCTTCATAAACATTAGATGTGATAGTCTCAACAAAATCTAATTCTACAAGTTTTTCAGCAGAATGTACTGCATGTTCTAAAACTTTAATAACATCATATTCACCAGCTCTAAATTTACCGGTTGCCATTAAAGAAGATGATAAATGATTTTCATCTAATTTAATTCCATCTAATTTGAGCTCTTTTGTTATTGTTCCATCTTCGTTTTCGTTAACTGTAATATCAACGATTCCGTTACTTAATTTCATTCTTAATCCTTCTTCCGTAGGAACAAAGTTCTCAGCTAATCGAGTTAATGAATAAAATTCTGATGTAATATCGTTTTTATTAGCTAATTTAACTTCGCCACTCTCATTCATTGAATAATGACGTTTTCCTATATTAAAAATAAATTCACCGGACTCAGTTTCTAAAACTGGAGATACTGTTCTTTTATTAGTAACGTTATTATTTGTTGAAGAATTTTTACCTGATAAAGCTTCTGATAACGAAATTAATTCTTTAATTCCAGGTACCCAAGAATGAGCAGCCATTTTATTAGGAAGTCTTTTTCTTAATTCTGATTCAGAAAGATCTTTTAATTCTTCTAGTGTATTAATTGCAGAAGAAAAAGTTTCTTTGTTTCTGTTAGAATGTAAAGATTCTAAAGTGTTTAATATACCAAAAGATACTTCGTTATCTTCAACATATTTTCTAGATTCATTGATAAATGTATCTACTTGATTTAACCAGTCATATTGCACCATTTCTGCAACACAATCTCTTAAAATTGAATAGTCAGATCTAAGGTCTAATTGTTTGATATAACTTTCAACAATCGCTTTTGAAGAACCGTTATGGTCATTCAACGACTCGTGTAAGTTTTCTAACTTAGCTCTCAAATCTAGATTTTCTAAAACTTGTGACATTTTGTTGTGTTTTTTTTATTATAGAATTTAATTATATATCTCCGGCTTTTTTTAGGATATTACCCGTTGAATTTCTTTTTAAGACCTTCAAGTACTGCAGCCATGTATGCATCACTTTCCTTATCAACGGATTCTTCGATTTCGATCTCATCTCCACTTTCTTCGTCTTCGATGTTTTCTTTATCTTTTTCTTCTTTTCCGTCTTTATCAAGCTCAACTTCTTCCGCTTCGCTTGTTAATATGTCTTTAATTTTATCTAGTTTTTTCTTATCTTTTTTAGCATCTTTAACTGCTTTATCTAAACCAGATTCAGAATCATCAGAATCATCAGAATCTTTATCTTTAGGAGCTTCATCATCAGCACCTTGATATTCATCTTCATCACCATCGGCAAGATCGTCGATCATATCATCAATATCTTCACCGTCACCTTCTTCAATTTGAAGAGATTCTTTATTAAGTTTTTCTGATACACTCTCATGTTTTTTACCACACGATTCGTACATTTCTTTTAACTTTGCTTTATCTGCATCGGGATATTTCTCACAAACTTGTTCGTAAGTCATTCCATCTGCAATACATTTTGTTACTTCCTCGTTAGTTGGCATTTTGTTTTCTGACATTTCGTCGATTTGGTCGCTACCAGCAAGACCTAAAATAAATGCAGCGGCAGCATCTTCAAAAGTTTTCTTTTTAGCTTCGTTAACAGATTCGCCTAATGCATCCAAAAAGTCTGCTTCAATTTCCTCACCATATCTATCGTCATAAATAGCCTTTAAGTCATCTATAGTGATCTTACCTTTGTAATCAGATTTGATATCGTCTATTATATCTACTCTATCGCCTTTCGTGATATCTTCACCAAAAGCGTCTTTGTAAGCAGATATAATATCTTTTATTGTGTATTTTTTAGCTTCATTAACCATTGATTCATTAAGATATAAATGAACATATTTACTTCCTTTCTGAGAATAAATTGATTTGATTTCAAATTCACTCCTTCCTTTAATATAGTATGCTTTAAAGAATAAGTTATCTTCAAGTTCTCCAAAAAAGTGTGAATGTTTTCCGATAAAGAATACCGCTTTAGGATATATTGACTTTACTTCCTTTTCTGTAGTAGCATCTAAAACATCTTTATTAAAATCTTTTACAAATTTAGCTTCATTAACTTCTGATTCGTAAACAACGGCACCATCAGGCATATAAGAATAAACAGCATAACCACCTCTTCCTATTGTTGCGATTGCTGGTTCATCCATATCCATTCCATCAGCAGCAATTCCACTATCATCAAAATCAAGTAATTCACTAGCTTTACCAACTCCAACAACTGTGTAAGGTTCGTCATTATAGTCTATAGCAACCATTCCTGGTTTTACTTTATTATGAGGTCTTATTGAACGTTTAGCGTTTTTATTAATTTTAGCTTCATTCATAGCCATTTGATAAGCTTCCATTACTGCAATTTCTAAATTCTTAAGTGCAGATTTTAATTCACTATCAGTAAATTCTATATTAGAATCATCGCTAGTTCCTTGAGCAGTTGATTTAAATATATGTATAGGCCCAACCTTTCCTTCGTATTCATATTCCGCTTGCCAAACATCTAAACCTAAGTCTAATAAAGCGTACATAGAACCTTTTTCTAAATCCTTTTCTTTTTTGATTAATCCTGAAATTTCATTTGGTTTAACCCAATTAGGAAATATTTCCTTTCCTTTCCAACGAGATGCTTCATCGATAGATTCTTCGTCTTCTTCATTAATATCAGAAAGAAATTTATTTGCAGTTTCTTCGAAAGTTTTCTTTGATTTAGCTTCGTTCATATTCTTTTCACCTGAAAATTCAACTCCACCAAATTTAGACATTGCTTTATCTATTCTCCAAGATTCAACACCAAGTGATGTTAAGTATGTTCTAATAATAGATTCGTTCTTTCCTTCACCTATAAGCTTTTGAATAATAGGATCTAATGATCCAGGTCCGAAGTGTTTGTATGTTCCTCCGATAACCAAATTTTCATTGACAAATTCGTCAAAATTCTTTAATTTGCTCATTGTATAATTTTATTTTGTTTATATATTTATCTTTAATAATTAAGTTATTTAGCTAGACGTAGCTCCACCATTTTTTGGCAATGGTGTTGGATTTCTTACTGGCCATGTAGGACCATATCCACCTCGATTATCTGTGTTTGTAGGATCAACTTGATTTCCTGATTGATTAGGTCCGTTTCCATTAACATTGTCCGTTACACTATTATCAAAAGATCCTGTATTAGAATCTGTATTATTTTCAAATCCAGATACACCAGATGCTGTTTGGTTATTACTTCCAGGACCGAATGCATTATCGTTAGCACCAAAATCTGCAGCGAATGGACTAATACTACTAATACCTCCTTGATCGGCAAATCTTATATTTGAACCAAATCCTTGCATTACGTTTGATGCATCGAATTCTGTATTGTTAGGTCCAAGGAATCCATTTTCGGCATTTTTAAATATTGGTAAGAATGTTTGAACTTCTATATTAAAGGTTACCTTCCATTCCTTTTTATCACCAAATGAATATTCAATAGGTCTTTCTTTAGAAAAATCTTCAGGCATTGAAGCTACTGCCGGTATTCGAGTACCGTCAATATCAACTTGAAATACTTGATGTTTGTAGAATATTTCAATAGCTCTCTGAATAGCTTTAAATATATCTAAATTGGTATTTACGTAAATATCTACAGTGAATGGCATTTTTAAAGGTACCATAAATACCTCAGAACTTTTAGTTCGTAAAGTTCCATCTTCTTGAATTCTAGAATAAAATGCTCTGACGTACTTATTAGTCATAGAACCTGCGTCAATAGCAACATTATCTAATTGCACTATACCTCTAGGTATTTGATTATATACACCCTCAGCTTTAGACTTATCAGTTCCACCAGCAGAGACCGTATTCATAAATGTATCCATCAAGAATCGCTCATCTCCAGTGGTACTAAAATAAAAAGGAATGTTAATTTTCTTCTTCTCAGTTTGGCTAATTCTATTATACCAATACATTTTATTATTAAGCGTCGCGAGTACACCTATTAATATATTACGTAGAACTACATCACTTTTGTTAAATTCTAAATCGTAAAGTTGAGACATTTATTCAAATAATTTTAGTATTCTCTTTATATATCCATTATGTAATGGTTTCTAAATTTAGTTTAGAGAATCCACCTTCTTTAAAGGCTTCTGCTTTTATATCAAAAAGATTTACTGGTAATTCTGAGTGATTTATTACCCAAGTATTTAATCCTGTTTCTTGGACGGTATCTTTTAGAATTGCTATTATTTCGTGAATTCCACCACCATCTATTGATGAGAATATTTCATCTAAGAAGAGTAAATTAATTGATGGATAACGAACCTTAAGTAATTTAATCATTGCAATGATAATTACAAAATCTGATTTCTTTCTTTCACCTGTACTCATAGTGTTAGGATTTATTTCTTCACCTAACGATGTTATGATACAATCAAATTTTTCATCAAATCTAATTCTATGTGGTATATGCATTTGCTTTAACATAGATTCTATTGATGCATTAAGTGGAGGTAATATGGTTTTTAATGCGAGATTTTTAATACCTTCTTCCCCTAATATCGTCTCCACTAATTCTAAAAACTTATCTTCATTTTCTTGCTTATACTTTTGACCTGATTTATCTTGTGTCTTTTTATTATTTTCTGTAATAAGTTGTTTGAGATATTGAAAATCCTTTTTCTCTGATTTAGATACTATTTGATCTAGCTCGTATTTATATTGTGATGTTAAAGTTTCTAATCTAACGATACTATCTTTCGAGGATCTAATAAAACCTTCACATTTATCTAAGTTTGTTTGGGCAGATTCTAGCTCTGATCGTATTTCCTTTAATTCTATTTTATTTGTTTTTGCATCATCAAGTAAACTTTCTTTAATATGACCGTGTTCACCGTTCATATCGAATTCACTTCCACATGTCGGACATTTTGATTTTTCAAATAAATCTAACCGTTTTTTAATATCGAGCAAATTAGTGGTAATAGTTGATTCACTAGATGATTTCTCTTGAACTATCTTTTTAAATTCGGTATATCTATTATTTAATATTTTCAATTTATCTGATGTATCTGCATGTTTTTGCTCGATGGCAGATAATTTATCTTGATATTCCTCAATCAATTTTGATTGATCTACTCGCTTTTCTTTTTTAAGTATTTCAATTTTTTCATTGATTGAATCTATGCTTTCTTCAAGTATATTTAATTCATCGTATAATGTTTGAATATCTTGCTTTACCTCTCTACGCTTTTCTCGTATAGATTCTCTCATAGCATTAATTACCGTGAATCCAAACAATCGATCAACAATATTTCTTTTATCACCTCGTGACATAGTCAAAAACGATTTAAAATCGTTGACTGATAGCATAATAATGTTTTTAAAAACTTGATATGGAATATCTAATAATTCAGTTTCCATATAATCCTGTACGTTTTTATTGCCGGCTTGATCGTATGGTTCATCGTTAATAAACAATTCAAAATAATTCGGAGATATGCCTCGTTTAATTGTAATATCCTTTCCTTTACAAGACATATTTAATGTAACTTCCATACCTCGATTAATGCGATTTGCTAAATCACCCAGTCGCTTACCTTCAACTTTACCATACAATGCGTATGTTAGTACTTCAGCTATTGTGCTTTTTCCTGCGCCATTTTGGCCGACTAAAAGATAAAGCATACCATCTCGAGTAAAATCGATTTTAGATGGTATATTCCCATATCCATTAAAGTTTTTCCATTCTACGCTTTTTATTCTCATTATTTGCTATTTTGTAAATATACTTGTTTAAGTAAAGATAAAACTTTTGTTTTTGTTGCACCTTCAATACTCATGCCTTCAACGAATTTTTCACATAAATTATAGGTATCTAAAGTTTTATCATAGTCAATATCATATTCCATTAAATTATCATTGTCATCTAATTCAAATGGTATAACATCTAGTTTTTTAGATACTTTACTTAATTCATCAATTAATGGTGTTACTTGATATTTCATTAAGTAATCATTAGGAACATACACATCAACGAAATTATTATCAGCAGCATTTATTAAATCTTGCATAGTTGAATCTAACGCTCGATTTATATACAACTTTACAAATTTAGAAGAGTACGTATTTTCGTAAAAATCTTCGGTTCCTGTTTCAAAGTCTAAACATATAAAACCTTTTTTATTATTGGTATCTGACCGAGTCATTTGATATGGATTACCTACATATCTTATGTTTTTATATTGTTGTGCTAAATGGATATGGCCGGTAAATACCTTTTTGAATTGTTTGCACTCATTACTTGCTAATCCTTCGCCAGAATGTCGATATTTATCAAATTTAGCTCCACGAATAGTAGTGTGACAAAATAAATAATCGGCATCACTACCACTGACAACTACCTTTTCATCAGATTCAGATTTCCTCCAAGGCATTAACAAAGATGTTGAAGTTTTTGTTTTTAGCGTTGCAGGTTCTTTTAATATAGTTACATTTGGAATATATTTAAGAGTATCTAATGATGTAACTTCGTTTGAATTTTTTCTCATGATATCGTGATTTCCTGCAATCACATAAATACCATCTATAAATATTTCTGAAAATTTTTCAAATAAATTTAAAGTTTTATTTAATACGAGTAAATTAACGCTTTGTCGATTATCATAAACATCTCCACAATGAATTAATATGTCGCCTTTTTTGTAGTTTTCTTTTACATGTGGAATGAAAAATTCTTCAAAATACGCTGTCATTCGCTCTAACCATTCAACACTGTTGTTTCTAGCGCCAAAATGTGTGTCAGATATTATCCAGGCTCTTTTAGCCTTTCCATTCGGTATTATCATATTGTTAAAATAACGGTCCTCCAGTTTTCTCTTTCAACGAACCTCCGTTTCTTAATTCTTCTATTAATTCTTTCTTAAATGTATTTGATAACGAATCATAAAACTTATTTGAATTGATATCAAAATAATCTTGTACTACTGAAAATAATTGTACCTTAGGAAAACCACCAAATTCTGATAATGTATATGAATACACTTCATTTATTTGCATTTTATTTAATTTCTTAAAAGTTCCTTCTTTATCAGGTTTATTATATTTTTCGTATTTGCTTTTAGCTAAGAATTTTGAAACGATATCATATATCATTCCATACTCAATATCTGCTTCTGTTAAATTAGATTCATAACCATCAACCGGTGTAAAGCTAATAGGTGTACCATCATATTCAGTCAGTTCATAATTGTTATTAAATATCTTATCATCCTGTAAAGATGAGGTTCTATCTAATGGATCTGGTATTTTGTTTTCTTCGTTATCGTTTGTGTTTTCGTCTTCCCACATAATTTTTATTTTATTAAGTTAATGAAGCTACAATTTCATCAGTTTCCATCAATCTCATATACTCGTAATTTATTGTATATCTACATTTACTATTTTTACCTTGACCGTTTCTCATTTTCATTAATTTTAACCAATACTCGTTGTTTAAATGCATTGATGAGTCTTGTATGATACCATACATAACATCGGCTGTGTGTGATAAACCTGCAGATTCTGCAATATTACCCATAGTAATTTCAGATGAATCGTATCCGCTTCTATTAATTTGTGTTGCTGTAATAATTAACCACTCGTTCCTTTGTGCCATTGCTCGAAGATCTTCGGCTATTTGCTTAATCTTCATATATGTATTTTCACTATTAGGATTTCGGTGATTTGATAATATATTAATGTAATCAACAACAATTACCTTTAGTTTAATTCCTTTTGTATCTTCAAGAGTTCTTAAATAAGATTCTAGATCTGGAACCGTAGCTTGTGATGTTGGAAATTCTTTTACATATAAGTTTCCTGGAGGAATAATTGATCCTGAAAGAGAATTTAATTTTTTCTTAACTTTGTTAGGATCTTTTGCAAAATCTCGATATTTAGAAATTGCTACATTTAATAAATTTGCACCTAAACGTTTTACCACATCTCCATCGGACATTTCGGCAGATATAAATGCAACATCATGTCCTTCTTGAATATATCTAACCGCATCGTTTGCTAACCAAATAGATTTACCTATATTTTGTTCACCCGCATAAACCACTAAAGATTTTAATGTATATCCACCAGAAGTTCGTTGATCTATCCATTGATGGGTGGTTGTTATTCTGCTCTCATCGGATGGTTTATGTGAATCAGGATCAAAGAAATTTAAACCTAAAGATTCATCAAAAACAATAGAATTATTTTCAACAAATAATCCTTTAGTCTTATTAACAATATCTTTAATATTCTGTGGTGTTACCTTTACAGTTTTTACATACTCAATTGTATCTAATATTGTTTTATCTAGATTTTTCCATAATATCCAAGCTTCTGTAGTTTCTTGAATCCATGAATCATCGTATGTTTTTAAATTTTGACCAAAAACCAGATCAACTAAAGAATCCGTTAATCTTTCTTTAAATTTAGGATCTTTAGTTAAAAGCTTTAATTGATCTAATGATGGTGATTCTTTAAACCGTTCGAAGAATGTTTGAGATACTCGATACATTAAACCAAGATCTTCATTTTCAAAGAATTCTTGCTTAATTGATTTAAAATATTTTGGATTGTCTAATGTATATAAATAAAAGACTTTTTCAAATTCTACGATATCGAGCATAATGTGTTAACGTTTATTTATTATATAGTAATTTGTATGTTTAGTTTCCTTAAATACCAATATATTTTCGGATTCTACTAGCTCGGTTATTAATTCATTAGTTGAATTTGGTAAATCCTTTTCTTTTACAAGAGCATTCGTAAATACCGTCTCACCTTTATCTTCAAGGCCTCTATATTCATGAATAAAGGATTTACCACCTTCTAAATGATACCACATATCGGCAATCGCAAAAAGATCTTCTTTACTTGGATAGTCTTCGTTATCTTTATACGTTCCAATGATATACTTTATTTTAAAATCATTCTTCGTCATTTGATTCTATTATAGATTCTAACTCATCAACGATTGTTTCGTTAGTTCCGTAAGAGAAGCTAGGTTGAATAATGTTTTTATCTAAATTTTCTAGAACTTCTTGTGGAAATCCTACAGGAGAAAACAATTCTTGTATATCAATTGTATCATCCATATGTCTTGCGACATATTTTCTTGCGGTTTCTTTACCAACGAATGCAAGTTCTAATCCATTCTTTTCGGATGTCCATATTGTTTCTCGTAATTTATCCTTTTCTTTATCTGATATCTTTTGTTTATCGATATCTTTAGCTTGGATAATATTTCCTTTTGCAATACCGCAATTTTCCCATGAAATATAATTCTGTAATCCCATGAATTTATTCATACCTTTGCTAAAATGAATTATGAATTTAACCGGAGTAGGTTTAGCAAAACGATTTTTATTTGGAGTCGCTGTCACCACAATACCGGCTTTTTCTTGTCCTTCCTTTAACTGCGCCTTTCTTAAAAATAATATAATTGAAGCGAAGTATTCAGGTCCAGTACCACCACCTGCTGTAACGATAGGGATAAAAGATTGACCGGAATAAGTGTGATTTGTAAATACAAATGGTATTTTACATTCTGCTAATTGAGTTCCTAATATACGGAATAATGATTTAATAGTTTTAGCTCTTGTCATATCGGCTTTATCACTACCACTCATTGCATCATCAATTTCTTTTTGAGAAGCAAGGTTACCTAATGAATCTAAGCAAACCATAATTTTAGGAACTTCAGCTCCTTTTCGTTTTTGTTCACTTAATATTTTAACTAAATTAGTTATAGATGTTCTGAATTCTTGTATTGTATTACAAGGTTCATATCTAAATTTCTTTGGATCAATTCCAAACTTTTGAATCAATTCAATATCAATTGCAGTTTCTGAATCGTAAAAAACGATTTGATAGCCTTGCTCTTGTGCTTGTCTTACTACATTTAATAATAAGAATGTTTTTCCAGTTCCTGAAGGTCCTGCAAAACATACTGATCTATTGTTTGGTATACCACCAAATAAACTACCTGATAAACAGGCATTTAATAAATAGTTTCCAGTTCCTATAAATTCATCGATTTTAGAAAAGGTACTCCTATCCATGGTTTCTCCATATAGAGAATGCTTTGATAAAGATTTATTTAAATCTTCGAATGAAAATTCTTTACTTGCCATATATATTCTTAATTTTTACAATTACAGTTACAATTACTACATCCATTAGATTCTGGTACGTATGTATAATTCTCCCAACTTCTTCCGTTACTACTAAAGCCTGATTGATCTGTGTTACAGTTGCAAATTATTTCAAAGTTTTCATATCCTTCGAAAGCTACTGTTAAATCATAAACTTTTAAATTCAATCCAAAATTATGAATTGTTATTGTTTTTCTTTCTTCGTCTACTGTGTATTTCATATTATTGTTTTTTTTTAAAATAGTGATATTGTATATGCTAAACTTCGGTTTAATCTTGGCATTCCTGATGGAATGATAATTCGATTTAATGGTTCTAATATAAACATTTCAAATTGTCGATCTATATCGATTTTAGGTGCTAATTGATATGGAAAGTTTCCAGGTAAATATCCAAATACATCGCAAAATTGATCTGATGCATAATACCATCTAATTTTATCGCTGGTTTTAATCATTTCAAAATCATTCTTTTGTTTTGAATTATTAACGAGATAATTATGATGAGCACCTGCTCGAACATGTATTGGACATCCTTTAGCTAATTCAAATTCGTTTGTATCATTTATTACAAATTTATTGTAATCACCTATTCTACGATTTGATGATATTTGTTCAATATCAGCTAATTGAAATTCTTTCTTAATTTCTTTAAGAACTCTGGTTAATCCACCAATAGCATCATTATCTAATTTATCTTTAGAAAAAAGAAATTTAACAAGATCAGTTAGTTTATCTCTACAAAATGCCGGAGTGGATGATTGTATAATTTCTAAACCTTTTGTTGATATGTAAGATCCTGCATCGAAAGTTTTACCATCCTTCCATATTATATTTTGAACATATTTCTTTTTCGCTACCCATATTGCATTGTGTGCAATAGTTTCTAATTCAAAATCTAAGAAATTATCAGAGTTATATGATTCTGCATATTTTTGAAGAACCATTTTAATATAATCGGCTAACCTATGCTTATTAATTTTTAAGATAAAGTCCATTACTGTACCTTGCCAATTACATGATTCCATTACTTCTTCAAATATAATATAACCTGAATCAGTATCAGTATATTTCCAAACATTTTGTGTTAATGGTTTTACTTCACCAGTAATACCCATTGCTTCGTGTAACTTTTTATCTTTGTGCCAAAACTCCTTGAAGTATTTTTCTACGTTTACTTCGGTATGTTTAATGGCATCTTGACCTTGAAGCGTAACTGTTTCGGCAATATCAGTACTACGGAAATGAAAGTAATCATTAGCGAATGCACCATAAATTGAGTTAATCGCTAATTTAATTGCTTGCTCGAGATTGTAATTCATCAAGCTTTCATGCTCCATCGATTTTATTTTCGCTTCTAGTTCTTTCATTAAGCTTTTATTGCAAGGTTAAGAGCAACCCTGGTTGAAGAATCTTCTGAATCTAATAGAAGTTTATTTTGACATACGGTTACTTTATACGATTCTTTATCAATTCTAGAAAAGAATGTTTTAAATAAATCTACTGATCTGTGAGTTTCGGTTACGGAATCGTCGATAATAATATCATAAGTATCACCAGCCACATGAACACCTCGATTATCTGAGTAAATCTTAAATAACTCGTTTTTATCTAACGTAATAAGATTATTTAATTTTGATAAATTTTCTTGCGAAAGATCAAATTCATATATTGAATTATCTTTACCAAATGCGGCACTTACTTGAGTTTCGGACATTGTAGTAAAACCGAGTGAAACATCGGCACAATGTAAAGTAACTTCAAGAACACCATCTCGAATAATTAGCTTTTCAGCGAAATATTCTTCGCCTTCTTGATAATAATGTAATGTTCCTCGTAAATTATGAATATCAAAGAATTTTAAACAATCAATCAGTTTTTGACCAGCAAAAAACGATATCTTAACTGGCATATCTGGTTTTTGTTCAAATTCAAATATTTCACTTGTTGGAGTAATTACGATTTTTGCAACGTCTTTAGTTGGCAAATACGAATTCGAAAATATGGTATCATCGGTAAGATTAAGGTATACCGATTGATCCATGAGTAGGAGTTTCTTTACTGTATTGGTAAGAGGTCCTGGATAAATTTTTGTAATCTCTAACTGCATAAGTTTTATATTTTAATTATTATATGCAGTTAGAGATCTTTAGTTTCAATAAAGTAATTTTGTTATAGTACCATCTTTGTATCTTATTAGATACATTTTTCCAGATTCTAATCCAATTATATCCTTTTGAATATATCGACCTAGAAAATCAAATACACCAGTTACCTCTTTATCATTATTTACTAATTCAATAACATTGACTGAATTATAGCAGTTATCCCATATCGGATTGAATCCTATATAGTTATTTCCATTATTCATATCTAGGTTAATAGAATTATTAGGACCTACAACAGAAATCGTAACTATGCAAGTTTCTTGATAGTAATCAAATGCGCTGTCAAAACAATTAAAAGGATCTGTCCAATCACTAAAGGTATATGTAAGAGTATCATTTAATCCTAGTGGTGGATAAAAATTAGTAGAATTAGATGGAATGATACAAGTAGTACCATCGTAACTTAATCCTAATTGTACTACATATACTGAATCCGGATAAGGAATCCATGTTGGAGTTGATGAATTAGAACAAACATTGTTATTTAAAGTTATTGTTATAGCTTGGTTATCCCAATCCATATTTAACATTTCTAAATCACATTGTTGTGCATATATGCCTGCAGCAAGAAACAGGCCATTAATGGCTAATAAGAATTTCTTCATTATATTAATAAATTATTTTGTGGGTTTTGTGCTCAGCGTTCGGAGCTCAGAGAATTATATATCTAATACCAAACACAAAACCCACTACCATAATTATCCTTCGCAATGTAAACAATCAGGATCCATTGCCTGAGCAGCAATATCACCACGTAAAACAGATTCAGTTCTCATATAATAAAGAGTTTTAATTCCTTTTTCCCAAGCTTCCATGTGAACTTGATTTATCCATTTAGGAGTAGCTTCTTTAGGAAATGCTAAATTAAGGGACATTGCTTGATCGATGTATTGCTGTCTAACACCAGCTTGACGAATTAATTCTAATTGATTAATTTCTCTAAATGTTTTAAATACACTTTTAACTTTGTCATATTCAGCACCTTCAGGTAATTCAGATATTTGATTTAGTTTACCTTCATAATAACACCAATTATCTAATTCATCGATTCCTTGTACGCTTCCAGCATCTTGTAATATTAAATCCCACGTTTCTTTATTATTAATTCCAACTTTTCGTAGTACTTTTTCTAACTCTTTGTTTTTTCGAATAAACGTCCCTTTTGCACTTTGTTCAGTATAAACATTTGCAGGAAGGGGTTCAATACCACTCGAAACGCCACCGGCTAATTTTGAATTAGAAACAGTAGGGGCAATTGCTCGGAGATGCGAATTTCTCATTCCGGTTCCTACACACCAAAGGGGCTCTCCATATTGTTTTGCCATATCTTGTGAAGCATGTTCGGAGTGTGCCTTAATTTGAGAGAAGATTTTTCGGGTTTCAAATTGCGCTTGAAGACCTTCGAAAGGAATTCCTTTTTGTTGTAAATATGTATGCCATCCGAGAACTCCGAGACCTAAGGCTCTGCCTTTTTCGGCGGAACGAACGGCGTTTTCAAAACCTTGACGATATTTAGATTTTTGTATGAATTCTTCAAGTACACCATCGAGGAACATTGTTGAGTAATATACTAATTCAGTATCTTTCCACTCATCGTATTTAGATAAATTTAAGGAACTGAGGCAGCATACGAAACTATGCGATTCGTCGGTATGTAATACGATTTCGCTACAGATGTTTGTCATATAAACTTTTAATCCGTTTTTCTTGTATGCATCTGGGTTATTCTTATTTACATTTCCACGATACATTACATATGGTTCTCCGGTTTGTCTACGTTTCTTCAAAAGCGCCATCCATCTCTCACGAGCATCAGGATCCCCATCTTGTAATTTTCTCATAAATTTGTCCCCAACTAGAGCACATTGATGCAAATTCAGAGATTGTCTATTTACATCTCCTTTAGGTTCACGAATCTCTAACCAATCGAGAAAATCATCATGTTCTATATTTAGATTTACTGAAGCAGCACCACGTCTTACACTTCCTTGATTTGTTGCAATGATTGTTGAATCGTATATTTTACAAAACGGTACTACTCCATCGGTAGTTCCATTAAGTGCGATTGGTGAGCCAGCTGGACGTATTTGATTTACTCCAATACCAACACCACCACCATTCTTCGCTAGCAACATCATTTCTAAATTCTTTCTACCGATTTCGTAAATAGAATCTCCGACATCAATACCAAAGCAACTAATAGGTAATCCTCGATCAGTACCAGTATTACTTAAAACTGGTGATGCTAAACACAACCATCCTTGCCAAATATAATTAAAAAACTTACTTGCTAGTTCTGGTTTATTTAATCTTTTAGCTACTGTAGTTGCAACTCTCCAATATGCATCCTTTGGAGTTTCTCCATCTAATAAATATCCTCTAGATATTGTTTCGATATATGGTTGATTATTACCCCAACCTGGAAAGTCTACGTCTACTTCCCAACCTAATTCTTCTGCGTAATTCTTCATTTAATTTTTTATATTTTTATTGTTTACCATATATCACCCCAGTCATCTCCTTCACCAGCCTTTGAATAATCTGTAGATCTAGTTGCGAAAAAGTCTGTATGAGTTACTCCACCTGCAAGATGTCCAAACCATTCTAGTTCTGCAGCAGATTCTTTATCATATTCCATAGTTGATTTATATCCTAACTCCTTTAATTTTTCGTTAGCTCTTTCTAGAATAAAGTTTTTAAGATCATTTTTCTTAAGGTTAGTTAAATCACCCTCTTCGAACATTTTATCTATAAATTTATGTTCCATCTCAACCATTAATTTAGCAGCAGTTTGTACAGATTCTTCAACCTCATCTTTTAATTCAGGATATTCTTCACACATGTGACGGAATAAAGCACAACCCATTCTTGAATGTAATGATTCATCTCGTACACTCCATTTCATTTGTTGTCCAATACCTTTTAAAAGATTTCGTAATTGAAAGCTATATAAGACTGCAAAAGAGCTATATAAACTAACGCCTTCTGCAAAGGCAGAAAATATAGCAAGAGATCTAGCCACTTCCATTCTAGCGTTAGGATCTTTAGATAAATCATTATGTGTGTAATCCGCTGATGTCGAAGTTAGATGTTCGAATTTTTCAGCGATAGTTGGTTCGTGTAAAAATGCTTCAAAATCTTCAAGACCTAATGTTTCATTTAAGTAAGAATATGCGACTGCATGAATAGTTTCTTGTGAACCGAACATCATTGCCATTTGGCGTATTTCATGTTTAGGAAACCATTTAGTTACCATAGTAGTCCAATAATCAGATACTGCACACTCGGTTTGTGCAAATCCTAAAAGGATATTTCCAACTAGATTTTTTTCAGAATCGGTTAATTTTTCTTTCCAGTCCTTAACATCGCTTTGCATAGGTATTTCAGTATGCAACCAAAATGCTTGGGCTTGGGGTAACCATCCATCTAGATAGTATGTTGGAAATTCGAAAGGTTTGTAAGGAATTCTTTCGGTAAATAACTTAGGTTTATCCATAATTTATTTTAATTGTTTTTTTAGTTTTTGTATTTCAACTTCTAATTCAAGGTGACGTTTTTTATGCACCTTTCGTTTAGAATATAATTCAGTAAGAATATCTTTCATTGCGCTATCTTCTTTATGATAAACAGCACCAGTGACCGATACAATCTTGGTTTTATCTTTCCTTAATTCTGCAAGTTTTTCTTGATTCATTTCCTTTTTAATAAAGGATTCAGGAGAAATATTTATTTGTCTCATAATTGATGGATATAGAGAAGCGAAATCAAAACATGCAGCGCCTTTGTAAAAACCGGTTTGTGGTTCTTTAACGTATGCACCTTCATAACCTTTTCGTTCACCAGGTCTAATAAATTCATCACCAACTACAAAACCTCGTTCGTAATATTTTTTCCATAAGAATGCTTCGGTAATATTTACAGCAGATACTGATTTATATAAACTAATATTACATAAAACAGATACTGATAATACTGCGTTGAGGGTTGCAATTTTTTCGTGAATTTCTACTACTAAAGCCGCATCAACTGCATTATAGAAAACATATTTATCATAATCTTGTTCGTATAATTCTTGTAAGGTACCGTTATATTTAATTTTTTGTGCACCTAAAACCGTTTGTGATACAAAATCTAGTGTATTATTTTCTTTAACTGCGACAGTACGATCAAATCTACGGTAAATGTCAAGATAATCCATCATTGCAATATGTAATGGAATATTATCTCGATTAACTTTTTTAGATGGAGAGGCTTGAGCTGGATCTATTCCTAGTTTTCTGCAACGATTGTAAATATATTTCCAGTCAAAACCGATATAATTCCAACCTGTTACGAATGCCATTGTAGGTAATAATCGATGTATATATGTGTATAACATATTATATTCATCATCGAAATTTACATATTTAAATTCCCAATCACCAAATGCTTTTAAGTGATTTTTTGTATTATCGTAAATTTCTTTTTCTTGTTCTTTGGTAATAGGTTTCCATCCTAATACCATTACCTTTTTATCTTGAGTTGCAATGGCTATTGTTGTAATACGTTCTCTTGCAATATCTGGATTAGGAAAACCATCGATAACTTCGGTTTCAATATCAATTGAATATATTTTAGGAAAGTTTAATGCGGATAATTCTTCTAAGTCTTCGTTATTCTGTATGAATTCATACATTGACCATTTATTTAAATAACGATCTTTTGCTTTTTTGACAGGTTTACCATCCCAATTTCGGTAATCTGTGCTTTTGTTTTTGTCGGTTTCGGAACACACTGTCCAATTTTGAATATCATTTATTCGATAATCTTTTAATTTAACATTACCTTCTTTATCAAAATAAGAAATTCGAACATTGTTCCATTTGCTTTCAATATCTAATATCATTTATTTTTTGGTTTAAATTCTTCATTAACATTACCGCAGTCTGCACATCTAAAAATTGGTATTGGCATAACCATATCTTTTGGAGATCCAGTTAATAATTTAGATGCTTTACGTAAATTATATGCTTGCACAAAGAATTCAGATTCACATTCTTCACATTTAATTTCGGTTGTATTATTCAGTCCAATTTGTGGTGCTCCTTGCATTGCATTTTCCATATTAATATTTTATTTTGTTCCAGTCGATCCAAACCCTCCGGATCCTCTTTCGGTCACTTCGCCATTCCACATTTCACTCTCGTCATCGACTATTTCAACGCCTTCGTAATTGATTGGAAGGATTAAACATTGAACTATTTTATCACCACCGCTAATGAAAGCTGGGTTTTTAGTTATGTTTGTAAGATGGATATGAATTTCACCTTGATAATCTTCATCGATTACACAAGCACCGACTTGTAAACCACGTTTAGTTGCGATACCACTTTTATTCATGGCTACAAAAACATGATTAGATGGTACTTCGACTTTTAGACCAGACGGAATCAAAATAGATTCTCCAGGTTGTAATGTTAAGTCATTAAATTCGTAAGGAATGTAAAGGTCGATACCTGCAGATTTAGAGGTTCCTCTTGTAGGATCTTTGACTGGTCTGATTTTTAAAAATTTCATTTTGCGTATAGTTTAATAGTTATATGCAAAGAAACCTAAGTAGTTTCAGAAATTATTTACCGACAAATGCGTTAAATTTTAAGAACTTGTAAATTTTCTTACCTTCATCCTCGTCTTCATCGTCGTCGGTTAAAGCAGATGTAGCAGCTATGTCACCGCTACCGGTTTCGTCAGTTCCTGGATTTCCAGGTAATGCAACATCTCCCATACCGTTTACACTTGCCGGGGTTGCCATTGCATTATTCTCAAATGCTTTTTTTGCTAATTCAATAGCGTCCGGTTCATCAATTAAACCAGCCTTATATAATTTAGAATAGTAATTAGGATCTTCGGAAAGATGATCTTTAGCAATTTTCTCCGCCTCTTTAGGATCTTTAGTATGTTCAAATTCGACCGAAGTACCAACTTCTAATTCAGCACTTTCCTTCACCTCATCTGGAAGTTTATCATAATCAACATCAATCATATCTTTAACATCTTTTTGTGTCATATCATCAGCCATATCTACGATTTGTTTTTTATATTCAGGATTTAATTCTTTAGGATCTAATCCATCCTTACCACCTGACTTTTTAAATTTTTGTACTCCATATACTTGACTAAAAAGCCTAAATTGAGTTTTTGATGTAGCTGGCATAATTAAAAGTTATTCTTTATAGCTTACGATATCAGAGTATTTAATCTCGTGCTCTCCACCGTCTTGATCTAGCGCAAAAATTGTTTTATCTCCCCACATATCATCGTTATCATCGTTTCCGTTACCAAATGCATAGATAACATATTCTTGACCGTTACCTAATTGAATCATACCATCATCCTTTTTCATAGCTTTCATTAAAGACTTTTTATTAAACTTAGCCTCGTTTACATTAGCTTCGTTTATTGAAATCCATTCTGATAAAGACGGGATGTTTTTAAAATTACTCTCATTCAAAGTTTTCTTAACAACTTTGTTATTCATTAATTCTAAAACTCTCATTCCATACTTAGATAATGAATAATAACGATTGCCTTTCTTTTCGAATGTCGAGAATAGTTTTTGATTTCTGGCAAACCATTTTGCTTTATTAACTTTAACACCTCCACGATCTTCTTCTAAACGAATTAAATGATTATGTAAATCTTCTTCAGTAACGTAATTTTTTCCTATATACTTAATTATAGTTTCTCTTACCTTAGCACCGTTTTCGTTTACACGAATTCTTCCATGTGTACCATAACGTCTTTTAACTTGATGACGTCCTTCGTTTAATGATTCAGACATAATTTTGTGTTATTTTTAATATATATCATTTTGATTGTAAAAGCTCTGCTCTCAATTGTTTGTAATATCTATGCTCAGCTTTAGGAGTTAATTTTTTAAATTCATTTTGGTTATCTTCTAAAATAGCCTCTCTTACTTTCGTTGCGCTTATATTTTTACCAGTTCTTTTAACTTCGTATGGTTCAAATTCTTTTAATACATTTGCCTCAGGACCATACTTAGAAATTTGTCTTTCATAATCTTTTAATCGATCACTACCGGTTCCCCAAAGTACTGGTTCGTATAATGGACGTAAAGCATCTATAATATTGTATATAAATCCTGTTTGAGTTTCTACAACTCCTTCTATAAATTTATATTGCTTAGTAATATCCATCCATATTCTAGTAATAAGTTCATTATCAAATGGAGTTTTTTGTCCGCTCTTAGATCTTACTTGTACAACTACTACCGGTAAACTATTTACCGCATGTAATTGTCTTAATAATTTAACGTGGCCTAAAGTTGGTGGTTGAAATCTTCCAACGACTATGTTTACTTTAGTCTTTCCCTGAGATTTATCTGTTACCGAAGCTCCTTCAATAATGTAAGTTTCCTCATCGGTTAATTCCTCGGCTTCCATTAATGCACGCTTTTGGTAACGATTATAGAAATATTCTTCAAACGTAGGAACGGTTTCTTTTTCAATAGGTTTTGTCTTAATACGTTCCATAATAATATCTATTATTTTATTGATTTCGAATCTTGTGTTTTCGTCAATTAATATTGTAGTCTTTTTCTTCTTCTTAATAAAAGTTCCTAAAAACAATTTAAACAAGTCTTTATTAATCTGAGATTTTGCAATATAATTTTGTGCGTTTTTATTTATTACAAATTTAGAGTTAACATCAAATGACGGTATATTCTTCGAAAAGTTAGGTCCATCTAAATCTTCGATTCCTGAATATTTGTAGCCATTTTTTGCCATGTACTTAGCATATACATCGGCTAATATATTTAAGATTTTTTGATCGTTATCTTCGCCTTTAATTTTTATTGTATCAAAGTTAAAAGTTTGTATAAATTCAAGAACATCTTGTAAAGCAATTGAATAAGTATCCGAAGGTTCTCTTACCTCGTTCTTAATCTTAATTTCCTTTTTAGGATCTAATATTTTTGCTGATACATTTTCGTTCATTTTATCAAGAAATTTAATTATCAATTCGTTATTATTCGTATTAAAAATATTAGATAAATTTGATTCCAATAAACTTGGATCTACTATTACTTTTAGTAATTCTGTCTTTTGATTATTACTAAGTCTACCGTAATGTATTATTTTAGGAGAGTTTATCTCCAAAGACTTTGCGTTTTCTTGTAATATTTGCAAATCATCAATAAACTTTATATTAGTCCTAGATTTATATACACGAATTTCATCTAATGTTATAGATTCATTAACATAATCATATTTAATACCATACATATAATTTGATGGAAACTTAATACCTTCAGTTACCGATAATATATGATTTATTGGCTTTTCATAAATAGATGTAATTGTTCTATCAATTATAGAAATAGGTTTTAAATTAGACCTATAAAATGACAAATGGTCACCATCCTTTTTAAAATAAAGATTGGCACCATTGTTCTTTTCTTTGATTACTACAAATTTATCAAGAAGGTCAAGAACAAAATCTCGACCTTCTTGATTGTATAATGAAATTAAATTTGATAATCCTGCAGACATTTTTTAGTTTTAAGCAGTCATAGTAGTAAACCAAGATTCATCTGCACTAGTCAAATCTTTAAAGTTCTTTTCTAAATAAGCCTCAATATCTTTATATGCGTTAGGATCCTTAGTTTTTAGATAATCTAAAACTTTTCCAATAGTCATGTTTACAAGACGATCATCATATTTATCATGTTTCTCGTTATACTCAGACATTTCTTTAACATCTTCGATTTTTTCTTCTTTAGGTTCTTTAGGTCCTTCAGAGGAATCTTTCATAGATTTTTCAGCTTCAGCTTTATCATCCTTTTTCAATTCATCCTTTTTAATATCGGCCTTTTCAGCACCAACTTCTTTAGGTCCTTCGGAAGAATCTTTCATAGATTTTTCAGCTTCTGCTTTATCATCTTTTGGTTCTCCTAAATCGTTTACTTTGTCTTCGATTTCTTTAGCTTTAGTAGCCTCAAAAAGAAATTCATCGTAGCTTTTCAAATTGTTCATTTGTTTTCGTTTTTTTAGTTTTAATATATATCTCCAGTCTTTTATTGATCTATAAATTCACCTCGTAAGTATGCATTTAAAATCTTATCGGTTGGATTTACATCATTATTATCATTTATGAATATTTCGTATGAATCTGACGCATATTTTCCTATACCATAAAGTTCAGATACATGTTTATATTCTTTATTTATATATTCTTGCGAAAAACGATATATTGTATTAGCTCTACGATTGTAAAAACCTAATGGCCTTAGTTTTTCTGCTATATCGGGTATTGATTCTTCGGTTATTGATTGTGGTGATGGATATGCTTCGAAGAAGTCGTATATTACTCTTCTTACTTGTCGATTATGTGTTTGATTTAACATAATACAACCTACTAACATTTTCCATGGATCGTGTTGAAATTCTTGTTGGATAATCGCCATAAAATATTATTTAATAATTATATGAACAATTTTACAAAAAGTTTATTTCATATATTTGATAGTACCTAGTATCTGATTTATTGGTGCAAATGCTCCTGTTAATTTATATGTCTTTCCTTTATATTGAAATACAATTCCTTCAGAAGGAACTACCGCATCAAATCCTCCGATAGCTTCAAGTCTACGAAGTTCTCTTTCTAGTTTAGCAACCTTAACTTCATTATCACCAGCTCTAACATCCTTAATAAGTTTTTCTAGCTCATCTTTAATTCGTTGAACTTCTTTGTCTGGATTAGTTGCTAAAAATCCGGTAGCTAATTTAATAACCTTAACTCCAAGTTTTAAGAACAATAATTCAATAGGTCCTATTACTTCTTTGTAGTAATTTTTAACTCCGGTTTTATCGAACTTTAGAGTCCATTCTAAAAAGTCTTTATTTAGTATTGCCTTTTTGAATTGTGGTACTTTAAAAGATTTATCCTCAAATGCAAATCTTCTGATTAGTTTTTCTAAAACATCTTCAGGAATATCATAACCATATTTATCAGCAGCACCTTTTATTAAGTCAGTGTATTCTTTTCTAATATAATCACTAATAGATTGATTATCATTCATACCAGCACTTTTTTGTATTTTTGCTAGCTCTTTAAAGAATTCTGCTCGATCAGCTTCATAATTAATATTTTTAGTGAATTGCATCTCCTTTGGAGGTACTATTGTATAAGTCTTTTGAATATCTGCATTAACACCCTTAATAAGTTTTGTTAATAAAGCAGCTGAAGCTTTATCTTCTCCTATAGGATTTCCTGCCTCATCATACTCGGTAGCACTGTGGAATATTAATCGATATGCATCATAATTAATTACGTTAGTAGTTGGTGGATATATTAGTTCTAGATGCATAAACGATTTACCATTCTTAAATATATCATCTCGTTTCTTTGCATCTATTTTTGATATAGCATCTGATAGATCTTTAATAGCAAAACCAAATGCATCACTTATATCACCTCTTCCTGCAAACTTATCAATTGTTTGTTGAACGTTCATTGCTCCGGCAGCTGAGTTTTTATAGTGGCCTTTATTTCTTGCAGCAACTAATTCTCCGTTTCTCCAAGATACCGCAATAGCCTGACCATCTAATTTCTCAGAAGCAACAACCTCCTTATCTAATCCTCCTTGCAAAGCATCAGATATCATATTTTTAATTTCTCCAAAGGTTAAATTAATATCATCGTATGGATGTGCCATATGGCCAAACGCACCACCTTCTAAAATAATATCATCTGCTTCGTTAATTAACTTTTCGAATACAAACTGATTATATCTTTTAAATTTATTTTGAAACAATTGCATCTACGTCTTTTTTATATTTTATTACGTAATCTCTATAACTCGTAGCTTCTTTTACGAATCTGTTATATGTTTTTGCATAGTAGTCGATTTCACTTTGAATCTTTTGAGCTTCGGTCGAATCTGCTTTAATAAGCTTTTCTTGTAATCTTTCAACATGTGCTTGATCTCTCAAGAAGTCATAATAACGATTCATAAACTTATTCAACAAACTCCACATATTTTCGATAGGTCTCATAAGATTCTCATTCCAAGAACCCCATTTAACTTTCTGTTCGTTAAAATAACTGCTATTCTCGTATTCCATACCGTCTAATGTAATTTCTGATACTTTGTTCGACAACCAATTTGTATATTTAGTCATCGATTCTTTAACATCTTCGAACATTAATTTTGGATCTAAGCGATCTTGAAGAATTTTTTCATATCGAGCTTTATTAGCAGCTTTTACCTCTTTATCACTTAATAAAGCTACAGCACCAGCTTTAGAGTCTCTACGGTTTGAAGTTAACTCAGAAGCACTATATTTTTCTTTAAGTGCATCAATATCTAAAACATAAACCTTAGTAGCCATTTCTTCCAGATTAGGTCTAGTTATTCTCGCCTTTTGTTTAGCTCCATCCCATCCATAAAGAGATGCAGTATCATATTCATCAGCAAGAACACCATATCTCTCAGTAGATCCTTTTCTATATCTTGAAAAACTTGAACCTGCATCTTTAGCAAATCCATACCACATTCCACGATTACCTCTCATAATTGTAAGAATTACACCGACACCACCTAAACTCTTAAGCTTCTTGGCTTTCTTTAATGCCTTTAAGAATTCTGGGTCATCATCAACAAAGAATCCAACGGCATTGTCATTCTTTGCGTATTTTTGAGTCCACCATTCAGATGGATTCGATAATATAATAAAATCTTCGTTAGTGATCTGATCTAATTTAATTCCTGCATGTTTATAGAAATCTTTTGCAAATCCTGGTTGCCAACGAGTTCCACTTTCTTGAGAAGCAAATTTTCTTAGGTAATCAGATTTAAAAGCTTCGTTTAAAGCTAATTCTTTGTTAAACTTATCATGAGATTCATTCAATTCCTTAACAAGATTAAATGCATCAAAAGTCATCATTTTATTTTTCATATCTTATTTGTGTATATTTTAATTCTATTATCCTCCAAATCCTGATGTTAAAGCACCAACCATAGCACCATAATCATCCTTATATTTGTCTTTAAGACCATCTATTACCTTTTTGGCAATGGCCTCATCATAATCGTCTGGATGAGATTTCTTTAAAACGTCTGTTGCATAATCTTCAAATTCCTTATCTGATTTAATTTCTGCTTCATTAACTACTGATTCCTTTACGAAATTCTTAAGATCATCTGGATCGATAGAGTATTCTACTTCATCAGCATCACTCCAAAGAATAACTTCATCTTTACTAATTTTGTAAATTTCGAATGATGAGTTTTTTAAGATTTCAGATCCATCAACGTCGTTAGTTTTATCATAAACATCTCCATCAAAATCATCGCTATTGCGTTTGGCTTTAATATATTGTCCTTTTTTAAATTTAGCTTCGTTAACAGTTTCAGCATTTTCGGTTACCTCAGCATTATCATCAACAACCTCAACTTCGATCGTATCATTTTCATCTGCTTTCAAATCTTCTGCTTTAGCATCCTCTGCAGTATTAGGATCTTGTGGTGAATCAAAACCATGTTTCTGGTTAATTTCTCCAGCCATTCCAGCAGGTTGAGGTTCTCCAGCAGCCATTGTATGTGCTTCGATTTCTTCTGCTCTACCTTCATTAATCTTTTTAGTTTTTAATGCTGATAAAAATGAATTCATTTGTTCTTCTGAAAGATCTGCTACTGAATTAAGTCCTAGTTCTTTAAGAGTTTCACTAAATAGTTGATTAAACTTTTTAGATTTCATCTCTTTATTTCTAGCTTCTTTAATTGTAGCTCTTTCCTTTTTAAATTTTGAAAATTTTACTAGTGCCATTTTATATTGTTTGTTTTAATTTAATTAATATTTAGGTCCTTCAATGTTAGGAGTCGTATATGCAATCATATATTCAATTTCATTATATGTAGCTCCAGCATATGTTGAGCCAGCTTCGTATCCTGATCTAACAAAAATATTAGATGAAGATGGTCCTATTACTACTGGAAAAAATGCGAATTCTCCAACTGCAATATCAGCAAATTGGTTTGCATCGTATACAGATGTAGATCCAGATAGTTGTGAAGTACTGACTCTAACAGAAGAGGCAGCCGTAGGTCCAAGATTTCTTACATATAAATAAGCCTTTCCTAAAGAAGCGGAAGGTCCAGGTAGTAAGTTAGCTTCGGTTGGTAACAATCCTGAATTATCAGAATATGTTGCTCCTATTGTTTTATATTGTAGATTTGCATTACCATTGATATTTAAAACAGCAGATTTATTAACATATACTGAAGATGTGTCAAAAACTGACGTTGTTGATAATGCTAAATCATACTTTAATTTTCCAGTAGATTTTGCCATGATACAAAAAACGTTTTTTATTTAGGTTTTATTATATATCTTTGACAAATCTATTGTTTTGACTTCATAAGGGAATCGTTGTTCTTTGTAAATTTCTCTACGCTTTTTAGAATGTCTATAAAGATAATTAACGAAATTGTCTATTCTAAAATCATCGACAAAGTCTAATATAGTAAGTTTATCTTTAGTTTCATGTTTTCTTAATCCTCGACCAATAGATTGACGAATAATAACATCGGATTTAAATGATTCAGTTAGTGCAACTAAGTGTAAGTTTTTAATATTAATACCTGTAGAAAATGTACCAAAGGAAGCTACTAATATTTTACCTTCACCATCTTCCATTTGCTTTTTATATTCTTCTCTTAGGTCTTTATCGGTTCCACCATCAATATAGAAGACTCTACGTGAACTTTTGTTTCGTAGATTATTGAATATCATATTACCATATTCGACTCTATAAAATAACACCAGGCAATTCTTCTTGACCTTAAGAACCGTATCTGTAACAAAGTTTAATCTTTCCGTAGCTTGAATCGCATAGTTTTGTTCTAATCCTAATAATCTTTTTCGATCTTCTTCGCTTTTTGTTAAATATTGAAAGCTTTCTCTTACGCTATCTGGTGCATAATTCATTTCAATTACTTTGACTTCAACCGGTGAAATATAACCTTCTTTAATTAATTGATCAGCCATTACCTTCTGTATCACTGGGCCAGTATAAGCCATTAATGTTAATCGATCTAAAGAATCAGGCTTTGGTATAGTTCCAGATACTCCAAATATTCTATCAGCTTCCATACATTTTTCTAGTATGGTTTTAATAGAATGTGCTTTTGCTTTGTGAGTTTCATCGATCATCACTGTTGTGAATTCATCGAAATATTCTTTCTTCTTTTTTACTAAAGATTGATAAGTCCCTATTACAACATTTGCGTTTTTTCTAATTTTTGATCCTGAATATATTTGTTGTATTTGTAAATCTAAGTCTAACGAACCATTATTATATTCATAAAAATCTTCGGTTGCTTGTACAACTAAACTAACGTTAGGTACGATCATTAAAACCTTATCTGCCTTTTTGTTTTCTAACAAGTACCCTAAAACAATATATAATATTAATGATTTACCTGCTGATGTCGCTAATTCGGCTAAACAACTTTTATTTTTAATTATATTAAAAGCGGTTTCTATTTGATAAGGCCTTGGATCTAATTTATGATCTTTAAATTTATCTTTAACCCATTCAGTAAACTCTTCTAGTTGTATAGATCTATCAAATTTGTCAGATAATCCATTTACCTGCAATTCAAAATCATAATCCTTACACATATCTCGAACTATTTGCCATAGTCCGGATGGAACATACATTTCGTTTCTAAAATAGCTTATTCTTCCATCCCACCAACCTTTCTTGACTCTAGGATCCCATCGCCAATTTTCAATTCTTTTAGTCAACGTTATTTTAAGCTGATCTATTTCAAGTTCAGTAGCATCTCTTAATGTTAGTATTTTGCCGTTATGTGTTAAATCAAATATCATTTGTAGCCAGAATAACTCTGTTTTTTATAGCAAATCCCATTTTATCTAAAGTTTCGTTTGCTTGTTTATAGTAAGAAATTTGATTTTCTATTAAACTAGTTTCTCTAATTCTCAAAGACATATCCGATGCAATATACTCCATTATTTCATTATGTTGCAATCTAACATCATGTTGAGTTTTGTAATATTGATAGCGAAGCTTCTTGTAATTAGCATCATTTGCTCGTTTCTTACCTAGTAATATATTAAGTTCTATAATTTTATCTACGATCATATGCCGATATGATAACATTAATGTTTGTGATTTAGCAATTTTATGTGCCTTATCAATAGTACCGACTAGCGATTGAATCTTTTCTGACCAATCTTTACGTTCGGTAATAAGTAAGTTTTCAATTTTTTTAAGCTTATCTTCGGTTATATTCGACATTAAAATAGATCTTTATTATTATTCTTTGTATTCTTATTCCATGTTTTCTTTTTCTTTATTAAAGTTTCTTTTTTCTTAACTTCGGTAAACATGGAATTAGTATTATTATAGTTATATGATGAAGTATCCGTAAAGTTTACAGGAATCTTGTAATTTTTAGATGTTTCTTCTGCGTCTTCGTAAAATTTATCTAGCTCTTCGTTCACAAACTCTTGGAATTTTTTAAATGTTGATGATGTCATAAGGACTTGTAGTAAAGTATTTATCCAATGTTTTATATGCCGGATTTTTGTCAAAATAACAATGTCTTATTAAATCGTTAAAATCTTTAATTGGCACAGTTATCTTATTTTCTTTTAGAAACTTTTTCCACATGAATACAGTTTTCTTTCTTTTAAGTTTTTGTTCCATTGTTTTTCTTCCAATAGAATCATTATCAAAAAAATATCTTGCTGTGTTTATATCATCAAACATATCTGAATTTTTGTTAATACCACTTAATGCTATTGAATTTTTAGGATATAATAATGCATCAGTAGGTCCTTCAAATATTGTAAAATTTCTAGATAAATCTACCGTCATGATATTATAGTATATAGATAATGTATTTACTTTTTCTATACCAGGGATTTTTAAATCCTCGTTTAGAATTTCTTTGTACATTTTTTCTATTGTATAACTAACATATTTAGTTCTACCTGGAGTAAAATTTCTTATTTGATATCCAATTACTTTATCATCCTTTGTTAGATTAAATATGTATAATTGATTATCTGTATCTGACCAAGCAAAATGATTTATACGTTGTAATAAAAATCTTCCTTTAACAAATTTATATCCGACTGATCCTTTTGTTAAATTAGTTAGTTTCTTTGCTTTAAATATTTGTTCTTTTGATATTGCATGTTTTTCTAAAGTTTCGAAAACACCAATTTGTAAATAATCTTGTGAACTTACTTCAACTCGATTTTCTGATATAAAATCTAATACAGTTGATACATCCTCATGTTTACTTAAACCTTGTTCAAAGTCCTTAAGTAAATAAATAACAGAAGTATGTTTATCACAATTATAGCAATGAAACATTAATGATTTCCAGTAAATATTACCTCGCTTTTTACGAAGATTTTCGGTTGAATCTCCACAATACGGACATGCAAAATTTAATCGATCATATCCTTGTTTTAATCTAGATTTTTCACCATGAAATTCTGATTGTAAAACATTTGATACTCGACCAATGATTGTATTTTTTAACTCTTGTGTAAGTTGTGTATCCATAAATTTGATAAACTAAAAGCCCCTAATCGAAAAACGAAAAGGGGCTTTAATGGTTTTTGATTAAATTGCGCTATTTAACCAATTCTCTAGTTCATCATCGGATCCTGAAGATTCTGTGCTTGTTGCAGCAGCTTCGGTTTGTTTAGGTGATGGTTTTGTTTCCGCCTTAGGAGATGGTTCTGATGTACCGCTTTCCTCTGGTGTAAGTTTTCTATAAGATTCTCCAGGATTTCCAGAGATATCTTGTAGAATTGTGTAGAGTTTATCAGTTTGATCTTTAGACCACGCTTTGTAATAATAAACTCCAAGATCAGGAGAATCTGTGAGATGTGTCATAATCGCTTTACGACCTTCCTCATTGTTTTCCATTGCTACACCATTTACTTGTACTGCAGATTTTGATAAGAATTTACACTCATCATAATTCCAATAGCCACCTTTAAGCGTAACTTTTAATGAAAAATCTTTACCTTCAAAAAGATCAAATACATTACATGGTTCTGCACCAGATAATTCAATATCTTCAATTGACGGAGATGTTTGAGCATCGATGAATTTTTTCAAAGTTTTAGGATATCTGAAAACTTGTAAGCTTCCTTCCAATTCAGGACGTTGTGGATCTTTTACGATTTGAACTACTGAAAAGTAATATTCCTTTCTTCTAATTTTCTCTGCTTGTTTTTGATCGAATGCAGAATCCGATTTTGCTAGTTTCCAATACGTATCGGCAATGATAGATTTTTCACCGACAGTTGATGGACAATCAAAGTAACCGGCGTTACCTTGTGAATCCTCTAACCAATAAGAAAATTTCTTAACGATAGAGTTTTTAGGATCTTTTGGATTAGGTAAAAACCTAATTACAGATCTGTAGACATTATCCTTACCTTCGGTAGGATTTGCTTTGTAAATACCAGGACCTCGTTCGGTATCTGGTTGGTTGTTCTGAAAATCTTCCAGAGACAAGTTGAATAAATCAAATTCGCTCATAATACTTTAAATTACTTTATTAATATAACACTTTATTTCTAGATAAACACACCGTGTGAATACCGTTATTAATTATATAATGTTATCAATATAAAGTTTCAAGTAGGAGCATACTAAAAATAATTTAAAATAAAGTAGCAATATTGAAACTGACTGTCTAATAGATCATATAATAATTATCTGTTAATTCAGGTACTCTAATATAGTAAGATCAGTATAGTCCACAGTCGGTTGTTCCGGACACCTCTAGTTGCAAAGCCAAGATCAAGCATCCGAGTTGCAACCATCCCTTAAATAGCAAAGAATTGCAAAAGCATCCACCAAATCGTCGACAGGTTTAGGAATCTTATCTCCATAATTTGTATCTAAAATATATTTATGAAAAGGATCGTTAAGGAGTAATTCATCTTCACTTGTTTTAAAAGCTTCTAACATTTTTTCTTTATTAGCATTACCATTACCTGTGAAGAATTTCTTAATAGTCTTTGGAGGATATACTAAAATATCTTTCTTAGATATCCTAAGTATCTTAGACTTTAAAAATGTATTATATGTAATCAAATCAATGAATGCATTACCTCGTGACCCATAACTAAAACCTTCAATCGCAAATATAGTATCATCGTTCACGTACGGCGCAATCGCGTTTATTATATTGTATGAAAGATAATTTGCGTTATTGATTTTCCAAGATTGTTCTTGTACATAATCTAGATCTTTAGGTTTTTCTCTGATATATCCATTTATATTCATACCTAATCCATCTAGATCATTATGAACAGAAAAAGCCTTTTTGTTAAAATCTAAATTTGATGCAAAACTAAACCAATGTAATTCACCTTTATGTAAAGCACATATCGCAGTCGAGTTAATAGAAAAATCTATTGATATTAAACTCATATATTATTATTAGAAACTCTTGCCAATCTGAGCACCTAGTGCAGCAGCGACTAATCGAGAAGTTAGTAAATCGTATAAAACACCCTTTTGAATACCTAGAACTTTAGCAATAACTTTACCAACAGTTTTTCCTAAAGCAGCTCCAGTCAATCCTCCTATAATCGAACCAAATAATCCCTCATTAGTAAATTCTAATTCAAGATCATTTATATCTTTACCTTCTGATAAAAATATCGCAACGCTATCCTCAATATTTGCTTCTTCTATTTCTGATAAAGTATAATCAGAACTTTCTTGTAAAATTTTAGCTAAATTTTCAGGGCTTTGACTATCGAGATATTCTTTGAATGTTTCCATTATATTTATGTTTTTATTATATTATATATCTATTTAAATGTTGCGGTTGCACCTACCTGAAATTTATCTTTGTTTACTCGATTAGTAGGTAATAAATCTAAGTCTAACGTATTATATTGGAATGTTGCATCGAAGGTTTTAAATTCCTGTGATAAATCTGAGTAAGATAATTGATATTCACTTAAACCAGTAAATAAACAATCCATAAACATAGCAGTAAACATTAAATTACCCTCTGCATCTAATATTCTCACAGGTATATTTTCGTTAAATCTTGTCTTTGTAGTAGGATCATAATAGTATAGCAAGGTATCAAGAAGTATCCAATAATTTACATGTCCATCTACTAATTGAAATGTTACTGTAAATTCCTTAGTAAATATTTCTTGATAATTAGCGGAAGATCTCCATCTTCGATTTCTACCTGAATCAGTTGTAGAAGTTCCTAAAGAATTTGGATTAGTTGTACTTTGTTGTAAAGGATTCTTGACATCTGGCTTTACCTGCTCAACTGGAGTATAATTCATAGTAGGAATCGTAACAGTTTGTATTGTATAATTAACCAAATCCGTAACATCATTAATCATCGTTGGCATTCTAAAAACATATTGTGCATACTTATCCTTAATAGCCTTAGGAATAAATGTCCTAGGAAATTCAACTTTAAATAGATCTGATCTTGCGTTTAAAAACATATTAGTTTATTGATTTAATTGTTTATTTGATCTCCACTTCGTCGATTCTCATTAGGAAATTCGTCGAATAATTGATTATTTACTCCTTTAAACATATCAAAAAAAGTATCTTCTGTATACGGAGAACTGTTTGTTTGTTTTACGTTAGAATTTAGTAAAGATTTTCTAGGATCTATAAAGGCAGTTGGTATACCAGCATCTACCGTTATTATATCCGGGAAAAAGTTTGGTTTAATATTTCCAGTTGGAGTAGTTATAGGAGGGGTAACTGCTAAAGCTTCTAGTTCTGCAATTCGTTTTCTTAATGCTTCCTTTTCAGCCTCATCGTTAACGTCATCTTCGATTAGGAAATTGTTTTCAGATATTTCTCTATCCAACGCATTTTGTAAATCTTGTATTAAAATATTTTGTTCTTTATTAGCATTTTTTAAAGCATCAGTATCCAATAACAAAGCATCATATAATTTTTTTAATTTATCATACGCTTCGTTTATCTCATCCAATTCTTTTTGTAAATTAATGATTTTTCTATTTTCTATATCGGAAACAACTCCATCTATTCGATTAAAAATTCCAGTATATAATTGAGATTCAGCTTCGCCAGTATCAGCAGTTATAGTAAAATTATTATTATTAAACTGTGATATTTTTCTAGAATCTTCTCCTGGAATTTTAAACATAACTTCTCCACTGGATGGAGATATTGATGAGTCTTGATACATTTCGTATCGTTTAACATCACCGGAATTAGAAAAGAAATTTAAATATATCTTACCAACTCCATTTAAATCTAAAAATTTAACTATTTTCTCGGTATCTCCTTGATATATTACAAATTTTAAAAATGTGTCAGCGGAAGTTAAATTAATTTTTCCCAAGCCTTGAGCATATATAGTCTCGGTTTTACTATTACCAACGGTTCGGAATGTTACTTTATTAGTATTTGGATCTCGTTTTAAAAATGCATTTTGAGCCGTTACTAATACTTGATTACTTTCAATAAATGAAGTTACGAATTTAGCATAAGATTTTTCTTCTTTATTAACATTATCAGAAACTCCTCGATACAAGTTTACTTTTTTCTCATATATCTTATTGTAAACTTTAGGTTGTATTGGATTAGTTCCTAACGATATTCTTTGTAACACTTTACCATATTTGTAAGCATTATTAAATTGCACAGATGCAGACTTCCAAATAGATGTATTATCTTCTCGATTAAATAATCTAATTGTATAATCTAATCTATACGCCTGAGCCGATTGATTTTGGATAATAGGTCTATATAAAACAGGATCTTCATAATTACCGTCTTGAACAAATTCAAGTCCACTAGTTTTTATCCAACTAGCAGTAGCTCCGCCATTCCAAACATGTTCATATACATTTAATTCATGTAATATAATATAGTCATTATCAGGTGCATTATTTAATTGTGTAATAAAGTTATCAATTATAGATCCGTTGTAAGCAGCATATAATTCAATGTAATCTCCATCATCAGCATCTTGTATAACAGCAGATACATCGCTAAATTGATCTAATACAGGTAAATCTATTGATATTAAATCGTAAACGCTAAAATAGTTTTGGCCATTGATAGTACTATTATTATCAATCCATCCAAAATTTGTATTAATAAGAGAGTTGTATTTAGGTCCAGCTCCACCCGTTAATTTTGCTGATGGTAAATCCGCAGTTGGACTTCCTGAATAACTTGCATTTCTAAATTCTTCTATTAAATTATATAATGCAGGAACTTTGATTTCTACATAAGATGCATAATATTTTCCACCTAGTATAAATGGTTCCGAATTAATTTGTGCATATGAATCAGCTTTCCTATAAGCTAAATTGGTATGATATACAGTTTGATCTGATTGATTCTTAAATCCCATACGGAAGAAAAAACCTTCCATATTTTCGTAGTTAAATCCTTGTACTAAATGTAAGCGGATTACATCATAGGAAACATTTTGAACCGTAGAAAAACTTACCGGTAAATTTACTGAATCAGTTAAATCCGGATCATAATCATTTAATGCGGTAATTTGATCTAGCTTTAAATATCCATATTTAGATGTAGTTGAATCTATTAAAACTCCCATACGAGTTCTAACGTTCCCAGTCTCATTTACTGAATTATCGTTATTAAATATAGATATCGTTTTATCATGGCTATTCTCCATTAAATACCATGGAGCCTGAGTAGTCGTAAACTCATTTGCAGTAGACCCTTGGTTCCTATATTGATATTCTAATAATACTTGATTAGATAATTGTACGTATGTTGAGTTAGTTGCCATTATTTAAATATGTTATTTAGATATTTATTCAAATTAAACGTGGCGGAAATACCTAATCCAATTTGAGGTCCTGCTGTTGCATTTTTAGGATCTACACCAACACCAATATAAACAGACGGTCCAAATACCCAACTAGGTTGAGTTTGTTTTAAAAAGCGTTTCTTATCTAATATCGCTCCTTCTATGCTAGAGAATGTAATTCCAGGATAATCCGTCTTTACAAATATTTGATATGATTCATCTAATTCAGTTAAACCAGTTAACAAGCTTATATTTGTAATATCTCTGGTTATTGAAGTTCCTTTATCTAATATATTAAAATCATTATTCAATGTATCAATAGAGAACCTCGTATTACCATCTAAGAATCTAGAATTACCATTACCAAAATCTTTATTATATGACCAAGTTAATTGATTTGTACCATCTGGATATCGAATTACTTCGTTTTCCATAATAATAGTATCTGCCTTAATAGATGATATTATATTAGATGCGTATAAAACATCGCCTTCTAATTTTTTAATTTTATTAGATAATTTTTTGTTAATATCCTCTAATTCGTTACCAGAAGTAATATATACATTTTTTAAAGCTATTTCTTCGTTCCATTTATTCGTAACAGTTCTAATTGAATCGTTTAAAGCAATTATATTTTGTACTCCAACTTTATTTTCTAATTTTAAGTCCTGTACCTTATTACATTGCTTTAGTAACAAAAATGCCAGAACAGCAATTGCTATCACAAATATAGTATTTAGATTAGCTTTAAATTTTTCCATATCATTTTAATATTTCCATAGTCTCTAAATTAAGAGTAACATCTCCGTATTTTTCTTTCATTTCTTTTAATATAATACGCTCGTCTTCTCTTATATTCTTTATTTCATCTAGTACATTTATTCTTCTAGATTCAAGAACTTTTAATTCGGTCTCAATATTTTCCATTTCTGAATAAACTTTACCAAATTTATCTATGATATTTTTAATTTTCTTTTTGTCTTCTTTTTTAATATCCATTTTATATTATATTTGTTATTACCAAGCATTCGCAGCTCTATTCCATTTGACAGTAGCCTGACCTGATAAACTAAACCCATGAGAACCATAAAAACCATCAGTTCTATCCATCCATGTGAGCAAACCTTCTAAATTCATTCTTTCAACATAACCACTCGGATCATCATCAAGATAACTATTAAACATAGTTAAAACATTCGGATAAAATCCACCTCTTTGTTGTTGCATTCCGTATTCATTCAGAAAACCAATGCCACGATTTGATAAAACATTCACGTTTCCGGAAGCTTCCTGTACTGATAAGAAACTATTACCGGCCGGAGCTACTAAATTGTTAGAATCCGCAAAATCTTCCCCATATGATCTGTGAGCTGGTGGAGTACAATATATCTCTAAATAACAGTGTGTTGGAACGTCTTCAGAAGCACCATATCCAGCATAAATCCTCCACATAAAGGTAGTATATTTGTTAGTATTAGCAAAATTTGAATTAGAATGGGCGAACCAATTAACCTCAGCACCACGATTTTCCATATTTGCAGGTAAGTAACTGAGAACTGCAGGAGGGATACCAGTTGTATTTGTAAACGGGATTATTTTATTGCTAGTCGAATAATAAAGCCAAGACATTGATCCACTAGAATCAACATGTTGTCTTTGCACATCTGAATTGTATCCATCTGTACCGTTCAGACCTAATCCTCGTAGATTATTCATTGGTTTTACTTGACCAACATACCAATCGGTATAATATTCTCCACCACTTACCAAAGTGGCTTTATTATTGGTTAGACCGGTAAAATCTGAACTTGCATCATTAGGATTTCTTCTTCTAGTATAATCTAAATTATCCAAAAACGAAGTTATTCCTAAATTATTTGGATCTATTTTTATTTTTAAGTGCTTAACTTTAAATGTTGACGCTAATGCCGGGCTTTTATTAAATGCATTATTGGAAAACAACCCATATCCTATTCCGGGATATGTATTGTTCCAGACACTGGCTGTAGGTACAGTATTATTAGAATTCGTTTCGAATATCAATCCCATATCAATATTAAAATCAACCCAAGATAGTCCAGTTTGGTTTGATCCTTCAGGAACGGATAAATTAATAGGACTAAACCTTACCCCGGTTGTAGGAGATATCCAAGCATTTAAATGATCCGGGTTCCAATAACCACTAGTAGATCCAGAGTCTGGGAGAGTTTCTATTGTATCTGGGCCAGTCACTGCCCAAATATTAGTAGTATCGAGTAGATTAACATCTATCGGAACATCTGGTAAATCATCTATATTTTCAGCAATTGTACGTGATCCTTGAAATTTAGCATATCCAGTAGCTCCAAATGTATCCCACCCTGAAGCTGCAGTACCCCACTTAGCAAACTCATATTGTTTATATTGATATTGAGCACTAGCACCGGTTGCGCCCTTTGTGCCTTGACTTAGATAAGTAGCCGATAAGGTTTCTACATATAAATCGGTATCAACTATTTCATAATAATCAGAAGCTTTACCTTGCTCATCATATTTGTTTTTAGAATCCGTATCACTTATCATCATTACATGTGCACCAACTCCAATATCTTCACCACGTCCAGTAGTAACTGTTGATGGGTTTGCATTTGCAATGCTTGCATCAGACGGATTTGCGATTTTAGTTGATTTACCAACTCCGGAAAAACGTATATTACCAGGACCCGCACTATCTCCATTGTAATATCTTAAAACTTCGAATGAAGTAGTACTATCAAATCCATCATTGTCTCCAGTCAATAAATCATCATCAGAGGCATTAATATCATTAGGAGTAAATTTAATCTTAGGATTGATAAAATCTCCATATCTCCCAACATCACCATCAATATTAGTATTAATTAAATGTATATTTGCTCGATTGTACCTAAGATTAGTATCTACAGTTTCAAATGTAGACCTTGATTTGTATATTTTTAATGCATCTGTTAATAATCCTTTTTTTAGCGTAGTACTCGAGTCAATTTGTGCTACATCATTAATTATACCATTCTTCCAACCGGAAGAAGAGAACCGCGCATTGGCAGTTAAATTTCCTATCGCTATTTCACCGTAAGCTCCGAATTGCAATCTAGGAATAACCGTACTATTACCTTGCGTTTCTCTTTCAGCAATACCATCTGGACAATTAGTCAATAACCCAGTGCTAATCGAGAAGATTCCGTTTTGTGTCGCATCGATATAAGATTTATTAATTAAATGTCCTTGTTGGTCGCGATCATCCTCACCATCGTATGAATTATCTGCAAAATATAAATCGCTCTGAACACTAGTTGAATTATTAGTAGATGGTATATCAACTCTGGTATAATTAGATGCAGCACCCGGAATAAACGACGCAAATCTAGAATTTCTTTCTGTGATAACGATTTTATATACACATCCTGTATCAGGTTGCCATCCTCCAAGAGATGTTGATGAGGACCATTCTGCGGTTCCTATATTATCAACTGTTAGCAACACTTGTCCAGTTGAACCGGATGAGTGTCTCATTCTAATTTGACCTTCAATATCGATAGATTTTTCTATAATTGTAGAAAGATCAGTCGATGGATCGTAACTATTAGGATCTCCTATTAAAACAAAATCTTTGGAATCATAATTAAATGTAGATAAAGTCGGTGCTTTATTTCCAGTTGGTTTATTTCCTAAACCAATATATTCGGTAGCACTATCATCAAAAGCACCGCTCCCGATAAATGGCATGTCGTTATTTTGTGAGGTAACATTTTTATATTTAGCATTTGCTCCAATACCAATTCTATATTTATTATTAGGGCTTAAGAGAGTCACATCAGCCCAATAAGCAACATCTACTAAGTTAGTATTCGCTGAAACTCGTTCGGATATAATTCTTAATTGATTCGTATCTGATAAAGAAATGGTACCTGTATTAAGATTGCCTTTAGATCTTAAATGAAATCCTGGTCCACCAGCTGGAAAAATTCCAGATGTATCTGGATATAACTCAGTCTTTAATCCGGATGAAACTTCTAATAATCCACCTGCATTTTGAGGTTGATAATGACCTCCGATTAATTTAACGCCGGTTCTACCCATTAAATTAATATCATTATTTATGCTCGGATCGAATATTACTGCACTAGCATAATCCGAAAAATTAGATATATTTAAATTCATCATATCATCGATGAATATATTAGAATAACTAGACGGATTTATCGGAGTATAGCTATATGGCGCTGTACCTGACCTTGACGGTTCACGTGTTAATGTAATTCCTCCACCAGCTTTTCCTCCGGAAGTATCATCAAAAAATGTGCTATTAGATATTAAAGTTTTAGGACTTACGAATAATTTAGGTAATGTATCTGGCGAATATACTATTGATTGATTATACATTCCATGATAACCTCCAAGGTATAAAGAATCTCTTGAATACCCTGGATGCTGTGCCATACCGGTAGATCCAAAACTATCACCCTTTAATAAAACGAAACTCGTAGTGGCTCCAGCAGCACCAGCGGTTTCACCACCATCATAGATAAGACCATCTGTACCACCCGGATAAACATCCCATCCTGTACTTTCACCGGTTGGTCCAATTGCACCGGTTGGTCCTCTTAAATTTAATCCAGTCGGTATAAAGGTATCTGATATTGCATCAAATTCTAATACATCTCCTAGCGAATATGTAGCTCCTGTACAACCTTTCTGAAGAAATAAATCTCCCATAAAAAGACTTGCTCCAATTGCAACAGTTGTTCCAGTACATCCTACGTACCATTTATTTCCAGGATCTCCAATTGGCCCAATAGGACCTATAGGTCCAATGTTACCTTGTGGTCCTTGCGGTCCACCTCCTGCAAGCATCAATTGGTCAAAGTTAAAGTTAACTTTTTCCATGAATTTTTCGATACTATCGCTAAGGATTATTTCCTTTATTACTATGGCCATTTTTTCTTTTTATTTTTTCTCTAAGTCTACCTTAAATGATATTGAATAATTGTCTAGTTTAGGTATAGTATATATCAATTTAAAATTTAACGGAGAATCTGTAGATATTTTGATTTGAACATTTTCACTAATTTTATATCCCTTTTGAAGTAATTCTAAATTAGTTAAATCTAATTCAATAGGATTTAATGAATTGACATTGTTAGCAAATCGATTCTCATAAAATATTATCCTTTTAATTTTATATCTAGGAACCACATTATTTATGATGTATTGCTCTATATCGTCATCCAATCCACCTTCACCAAAACTAAAATTTGGATTTATGTACTTAATAAATTCTTTGTCTATTCCATCAGATCTTAAATATTTTATTAATGCTTTATCCGAAAATACATTAAGCCTAATAGATTTATTCTTTTGTTTTATTTTCTCTTTCCTTCTCTCAGCTTTAACTTTGACCTGTCCATCGATTGCAATTTCTTCAATATTACTTTCAATCACGTTTTCTTCAACATTAGATATATTGCTAATACCTCCAACTAAATCGTCTAATTGAATTATTGAAAAATTTTCTAACCGTATCTCATCTGGTATAGTTAACATTTTAGAACCAAAGAATGATTTATTTTCGATAGAACCTCTATATCCAATTGCAGATCTTTTGGTTCTTCTATCTAAACTTTTTTGATAATAATCAATATCCCAATTGCTTAAAAACGTATAAATATCTCTTTTGTCTATTGCGATTTCCTGTATTAAAGGATATAAACTAGGATATCCAGAAATTGAGTTTAATTTTAATATACCTTTAGGATTCTCTGTATTAACCTTGTTATAGAAATAATTTTCGATCAATCCAAATTTGGGTTCTCCTATGTTTAATTCTAAATTTCTATATTTATCAAATCCATATGTTCTAGGACCAGTTATTCCAGCGGAATCTACACCTGCATAATCTTTGAAATAAAATATATCATTAAATTTAGGTTGATAGCGGCCATTATATCTTGACATTATATTTATTACCGATCTTTTAGTTGCAGACATAACATATCCTATTAAATCCGTTTCACTATCTAAAGAATCAGGAATATCCAAATCTTCTTTTTGTAATAAATAATTAGCTTTATATGTTTCTATCGGTAATGATAGCTCTAATACTTTATCATTATACACTACAGTCCCATCGCTTTTGTATGTAATATATTCAATATCTGGTGCACCAGAATTAAATTTTTCCGCGATATTAGCGAATGAAGATTCTTCAATAATACCATTATATGCATTCAATCCACCCTCTAAATAAACTGGAACTTCTGACCAAAGAACGTTTTCGTTAAATATAGATGGTAATGTTACGTTCCATCCTAAGAATATAGGCGAATACAAATAATTATCGTTAGGAACTGAAGGATCTCCTGAGGTAAATGGAATATCATATTGCTTAATAGATCCTGCTGTAATTCGATCGTTTGATAATTTTTTAATATTTTCAATAACCCAAACCTTAGTAGGATCTACTGGATTAGGTATTGAAATTGCATTAAAGGAACCATCTTCGTTAGGTTGTATCTCAGATACAAAATTAGGATTAGTTCCGTTAGCATAATTATATGTACCATAAATATCAACATCACTTCCATTTAATTCCCAATGTTCGATAGCACCACTTAAATTAACATTAGATGCCTGGTAAGCAGTTGCACCGACAGTGGTAGGTGTTATTTTATCTCGTAACGTATATAATAATGTTCTATCTATAAAATAATCATTTTGAGATGTTGATCCTGGTGTGGCAGATCCTAATTTAGTCCAAACATCATCCATTAAACCAACTTCTATTAATAGTGTAATAGTTTTAAATTTTTCATTTTCTATGACCCTTAAAGTAACTCCATTTTCTACTAATCGAAGTACTGCCGCAAATTTGTATCCGTTATATTTCGTATTTTTTCGAAATTTAACATCATTAATATTAAAGTTTAGGTCAGTAAAATCTACACGCTCTTTAACAATAACTTTTGCACCTCTAAATAAAGTCTCTGCAAATCGTTCGTCTGTTGCGTATGCAAAAGTATTATATCGAACTGAAGATGAAACCGATGTTGAGCCAATAGTCTCTCTTGTAAAATACTCAGTAAAATAATCTAAATCGTTAATTGAAGTAGAACCAGAAACCGTAGATAATCCTAAGTCTGATGAACTATTTGCAAACGTTGCACCTATTTTTATTGGATTATTAAAATAAGAAAACGAATTTAACTTTTCCTCGAAGGACATGTACGGTGGATACTGTTGTAAATAATACCATTCATGTGTATAAAATTTAGGATTTGCAGAAAATTCTCTAAACGAAGGTCCGAAGTTAGGATATCTAAAAGAAGCATCCGCATTAAGTCTATATGGATTTTCTCTAACATCTTTACCATCATCATCATAAACCCATTTATTAATATACGGAACTACTCGAGATGCGATAGCTAATTGTTTAACATCATTTTCTTTTAAACGATCATATTCATTATATATGCTTGAATCAGTATCTAATAATTCATTTGATATACCCATTAAACCTTGAAATTCACCACCTTCAACGAATTCTGAATTAGGTCCAATCATACGATTCATCCAATACGTTCCGCTAAAAGTTTCTCCGGAATTTGCATCCGGTAAAGATGATGTTTGGCCACCAGGTCCAGTTTCTCCACCATACCATTTATACAATTCTTCTAAATTAGCATCAGCATCCTTCATATAATCAGTGTTGTAAAAATCAAAATCAAAATCTTTAACAGGATATATTGATAATAGACCACACTCATTTTCACGTAAATTAACTATAGAGCATTGATTATCGGATGTTAATAAAATATCTTTATTAGTGTCTTCGATATTTACGGTATAATAAGAATCCATATCTTTAAACCCGACTATTTGTCCAAGTTTATTCAGTATAGGTTCATCTAAATAAGGTACAACTGAATCAATTTTAGAATGCCCTTCAGAGGTAATCAAATAATCTCCTACATTCAATAAAGAGTTTGTGCTAGAATCAATCTTAATTTTAGATAATGTATTATTATTACCTCCAACAAAGTTTGTACTAGCGATCCATCCAGATAATGTAGTGAACGGTTGTGGACTGGTTTTAAATAATCCAGATTCATACTTAATATTGTTATTCGATATAAATTTAATCGCTATTTCTTCGTATATTAAAGCACCTGAATATGATTGAACTTGTATTGAATTCCATGTTTCACTGGTAGCTCTAGTATATAAAATCACTTTATTTCCAGCGACTATCGCATTAAATGGCGTTTCGGATTCGAATGTTTTGTGTAAGTTATTAACACAATCGGCGAAAGCTTTTGCAACAATATTCAATGGACCATTCGGGCTATATGAATTAGAATTGAAAGTTCCTTCGCTTAATAAAATATTAGATGTCATAGTAAATTGATCTATGAAATCTAATTGGGATGGATCATCGGCATTTGTATAAAGAATTCTGAATTGATCGTTGTCTTCTGGGTTGTTAACGAATTCTATTATACATTGAGATCTTCCTAGAGTTTTATTAAACTCTGATCTCACATAATTAATCGGCTCAGAAAATCCAGAAAAAGTCTTCCAATTAATAATATTATCATTTAACTTTAATGTGCCATAATCAAAGTTTTTATTATTTTGTATTTTATAGAAATTTTCATCAGCATCAAACACATATCCTATTCTAGGAAGATCTTTAACTATATTACTTTTAAAAAAATTATTTCCATCTATACTAGATATTGGCGGAGTTTGAGCATATACCGTTATACCATCTACACTTTCTTGGATTTGATCCTTAGTATTATCGGAATATCCGATATTATTTTGTAATGGCACTGGTAACTGTTTTGGCTGATTGAATCTATCCTCAAATAATGCATCACCGTCTATATAAAATTTGTTATATTGATTTTTGTCAACATATAGACCGAAATAACGATTAAACGTATAATCATCAGAATCATCATCATCGAACAAAAATTCTAAATTAATTATGTTAGGGTGCGCAATAGCACAAGATTGAAAACCGTTGGTTATTCTATCTTCATATTCAATTATGGTTTTATCGCTCGGCCATGTATCATAATACAATTCCTTTGTTTTTGTAGAAAAACCAGGATATTGTAAGTCCACACCTGAATATCTAAAAAATCTTCCTTTTTCGAAATTTGCTAATATCGAAGATTCTGGAAATTGTTCGTTTGATGCATGATTTCTAATATATCGACCTAAATTAGAAGCTTCTGTTAAATCGAAGCTTTGTACAATCTCACTGTTATTTAATACATTTTCAGTAAAATAGATAGGGTTACTAGTTTTATCAATCAAATTAGGATCTGCTTCTGATTCAGCATCTTTTGTATTAACTGATACTGGATTCTTTGTTTTAAATATAATAAAATAGTCAGGAATCGTTGAAGGCTCTAACCACAGTGGAGCAAACAAGGAATATTCTTCATCATACAATTTTGATGGATTTGCTTTTGCTCCGGCAGCATAAGTCGTATCGTATTGATGGCCGTATTTATCCTGAATAGATAAATGATCCTCTCTTTGATATAATGCAAACGCATCTGCCATCGAAGTTTTAATATCATTATTGTAAAATCTATAAAGATCAAAATAATAATTGCTATTTGAAGATACCTTAAACCCTTTGTATTTAGACTTAGATAATTCTCTAGTTGCATTAAAAGATTCTAAATACAAAACATCGTTACCATCAACAACAAGTTTTACGTTCGTTGTTAATTTAGGATTGGTTCTCAATAAACCAAATGATGACTTTTGTAATATTGGTTTGCTCATAAGTTATTTATCCAATTAAAAATTCTCTTCGGTTGATATAGATCCAAGTAATCCACCACCGCTATTGCCGCCTCTTCCACCACTTAAAGGACCTCGACCTCCATCCACGTTAGTAAGTTGAGGTGCAAGGAATTTAACTGTTTTTGTAAGATCGTCAACCACGTTTTCAAGATCTCTAGATGGCACTTCTTGTAATTGTAAAGATTTTGATCTATATCTTGCGGACACTTCTATATCAAATGAGTATCTTTCGTTAGTATTTGAATAAATATCTATTCCTAAAGTTTTAGTATAATTTAATTGATTGATTGTTCCAGTAGGATCTCCTCCAATATTACCAATTCCATCATTATCTTCTCCAAAGTAATCAGTCATTCTGTATTGAAATACTAAAGGAATGGTAACCGCGTTTTCAGATCCAAACTTTATAGTTTTTATCGATAATTTATTAGATCCTGATACGTTAATTGCACCGGTATTATTACTAGGTGACATGAAGAAATATGCTCCACACGAATTCGGTCCTAATAAATATTGATCCTCTTCCTCAAAGGCTAATTTTCCAACTCTAGCATCATCACTAATAAATGTTGAAGTAGATCCTGGATAATAGAAATAAGGCTTTTGTTTGCGACTTCCATCTGTTATATCGGATGCAAATAATGGAGCATATCCTGAATTTCTAACTCCACTTGGTCCAATAGCACCAGTACTTCCAGGTCCTATAACCGGAGATGCCGGAATATCATTCCATACCTTTCCGATATATGGATGATCTTTATGTACATATATTCCATTATTCCAATCGGTTATTACTGAAGTTGCAACGGTATCTGCTGTAGTACTAGTTAAAGTACCTGCCCAAATAAATTCTCCAGGTCCATTACTAGGAGTTATAGGATATACCGAAGATATTGTATATTCATCCTGTGTATAATTAGATAAAGCAAGACCTAAATTAACATTAGGGTTCGGAAATCCATTAACAGTATCTTCTGGTAATGTAGCAGCTGGATATCCAGCAGTACCTCCAGTACTTCCAGTTTGTACAATGTCTCCGTACAAATTAGCGGTTGATGTTATATTTTGATATCGAGAATTAATAAATTGTCCTTTAACTTGACTTGATTGAAACGGCAAATCTAAGAATTGATCGTATAAATTAACGTTATCTGCTGATAAATTACTAGGACCTAAAGGAACCGCATCATATCGTCTAGAAACATTGTAATCTTCATCGGTTGACGTATATCCTGTTCCACCGACTGTTGATGAATCTACAACTTGAGTAAAGTTACCATATTGTCTAGAATACATTTCTAACGAAGATGCATTAATATTAGTTAACTTCAATAAATAATTCTTAGCAATAATAACTCCTTTCTTAACGGTCAAGTCTTTTACTTGATCTCGATAATTACCTGCAAATAATTGTACTACAGTATTAGGTGATACCACGAATTCTTTTTGTTGATCGTCGATAATAACAACTTGTAATAATCCTTTTTCTCCTACAATAGATTCTTCAATTAATCTAATTCTGGTTTCAAATTCAGATAGTTTTTCAAATAAGTTAATTACATTTTGTTCATCTGATAGAAATCCACTGGCAATCGATTGTGCAGGATGTGCATAGAAAGTCTCATTCTGAGTAAATTGGCTAGATATATGTTCGCTAATTCCACGATCTTCTAAAGTTTTAATTATATCTAATGATTCTGATGTAACTTTAGCATCTTCTACGATTTTAATTACTTCATTAGTTGTTACTAACTCATCTGGAAAATCAACTCTAATAATATCTGACCAGTCTGATTCAGCCGGATTAGTAGGCCATCCAGCTTCAGATAATGATTTGATTCTAAATTCAACGCCTTCACCTTGTATAATAGGAATTTCTAATTGATTAGCATTTATCTCATCTGCATTTTCTACATTAGGAACTTGCCAAGTAAACTCACCGGTAGTTGAGTTCTTAATTCGTTTTCTAACTGGTGTTAAAAATTCTTCCCATGTAGAAAATGTACCTCTCCTAACGTTTCCGCTGTTATCAGTAAATCTAATTTGATTTGGTTGATTTGCACCACCTTCTTGACTTACATATCTATATTGTACTCGGAATTGTACTACTTCTTGAGGAAGAGTTTGTGTGGCAGCCACCGGTTTAGGTATAGGCCAAAATCCTTTAACTCGATATTTAGGTGTAACGTTAACTAAATTATCAGCCTCTGCCAAAGAAATAACTTCATCAACAGCGGATTTTAATAATATAGATGCCGATGAACTTCTTTGTATTAAATCATTTAATTCAGATTGATCAGTAGCTCTTGCAGAATCCGACGAATATCTCTTTGTACTTATATCAGCCTTTTTCTTTTTAATCGAAAGATTAAGAGAATCTAATTCGGATTTAACGCTTAATTTCTCAGATTGTAATTTCTTAATTTTATCAATCCTAGAAACATCAGTGACGTGCTTATTAATTTGTAATACTTGAAAATCAGCAGCATTTACTGCCGGTACCAAAGGCTTTACTGCAGATGTTGCAGGAGGAATTCCATCCTTAGCCATATTGTACAAGAAAGATCCAAAATCTATAACCTGTTCTTTGTAATATTGTTCTAAATTAACTTGATTTCCATCATTATCAATTATCTGTAATTCATTTGTAAAGAATGCAACTCCAGGAGACCATTCTAATGCAGGTATTTTTGAAATTGGGTTTATTGGTTTAACAAATACTACAGTATGTTCATTAAATCCTATATTAACTTGTAATTCAGTTGGTGCACTATCACCATTATAGAAGCTTAATATAGATCCTGTTGATAACAAATCGTAACCTTCAAGTAATTTAATTTCTATAATATTACCTGCTTCTAAGTCTATATTTGTTACTTGATATCTTGTATTGTTATTTGTATTATCACCAACTATAACAATGGTATCTCCAATTTTTAATTGTTGAGTCTTTGAATATTCTGAAACCGCATCATTGTAATTTAAGGTATCTAACTGTACCTTAAACTTACGTTTAGTGAACGTAGCACCATCAATATTCTCGTCTATAAGATTATCTAAAACACGTAAAACGTTGAAACTCCCATAAAATCTGATATCCCTAGGTGGGAGATCGATAACATCCTCATCTAAAAAGTATGTTATATTATTTTTAAGAAGTAATTGAAAAAAGTCTACATAATTTAAATTAGATGCCTTATCAAAAAAGTTGCTCCAAATATTTATTTTATTTTGAGTATCTAAATTTAAAATAAATCTTTGTACTTTACAACGCTCAGTATCGCTAGGAATTTGGCCAGAAAAATCAAAAGAAACGTAAAGTAATGGATTTAGAAAGCTTTCAAAAAACCAATTCGATTTAGACTCAAATTGTGTTGGAGAAGCAATACGGTTTATAGTATTACCTTCAATCTTTAGATTAGCTAGCATTATCTTTCTAAATGAACCATCTTCTAACTGAACATTAGAATTAGCATCACCAATTCCTGATATTTGCTTTATATTATTATCTAATCTATTAATTTCTGATTTTAATTGACCATAACTTGGTACAAAAACTTTACTAATTTGATTGTTATTATCGATAACTTCGATTTCAACGGTTTCGGAATCAGATGTCGTTATATCCGACAGTTTATTCATTACTTCAAGAGCATTTTGATTTACTCTCAATAAGTTATTAACGAGAGAAGATAACGAATATTTTGTACTGAAATCTATGTTAGTGTCGGCCATTATTTAATTCTTTATTTAATTACGTCTATATAAAATGTATACGATGCAGGATCCACACAAATAATATCAAGTATTGGTTTAGTTGTGACGAGATCAGCAACAGTTAAATTACCAACATTTACGCCATAATTTCCAGATCCTTTTAAGTTTTGTGAATCGGTCTTTATATTTATTTGATATGTATCGAGGTCTATGTCGTTTTCGAATACAATTCTTAGAGTTTGTCCTTTTTTCCAGGTATAATTAGTATCATCTAAATTTATTGTTAGGTTATCAAACAACGTTGATGAAGTTGCTCCAACATTCCTATAATAATTAGTGAACGGTCCAATCAAAATTACATTTCCATCAGCGGTTGCACCAGGATTAATTCCATTACTCAATGAATATTCTAAATATCCAGATGTATTTAAGCAATTTGCAAAAGTTGTGTATTCTTGATTTTTATTCTTAACTGATATTTGATTAGGGACTGAATAATCTATTGTTATTCCTTCTCCGGCCTTAACCACATCAGTATTGTAAGTTAAATTAACGTTAACTTTGCCAGAAAGAATATCATTAATATTTGTAGAATTGTTTCTAATTAAATCTAATAACGTAGTATCTGATGCAAAATTTAATTGTGCATTATTTAATGCAGCCTGTAAAGCATTAACTTTTTCATCTAATAAATTTATCGTATCTTGACTAAAATAATATTGTTCTAAATTAATTATTCGTTTTTCAATATCTATTAATTCAAGTTTTTGAGTTAAAAACATATCGGCAGATTCTTGCAATCTAACGCTGGCATCTGCAAATAAATCCATACCGAATGTTAAATCTTCTC